ACCCACCTACCATCAACTCGCCGCTGCTCCGTTATTATGAATTCCATTGTTTTCTCCTTTGGTTTATTTTTTGTTTGTTTTCCCACGTCTTAACCTCAAACGCCACAGGGTTTTCCCTGTCGACGAGAGCCTCAGTCTCAACCTCGCCGCCATATTTATCAAACACCTTCTCCCCTTCGGCGAAAACAATACCGTCCTGCACAACAAACCACCCTTCATAGCAAATATATACTCCATCCGCCAGCGGAATTTTATCCCCTATGTTAAAATGCTCCATTGTAGGCGTCGGATGATAAACACACTTAATCTGCAAATCCCGCGCGCCGACCGTATCATAGTTTCCCATCTTTATCTCCTTTATTGGTTTTCATCGGATAAAACACAATAACAAATACCGCCACAAGAGCCAGCACGACACCGACCCATGTCGGCAGATATTGTACAAAATGCAGCCCCCAGTTGCGAATACCGCCCGCTTCCGCAAGCCCGAAATACACCATCGCTAAAATGATAAACATAAATCTAACCTGCTCAACACTCACGATCCCGCCCTCTATTTGCCGCGCCTCATATTTGCACCTTCTAAAGCCTCTGCCAATCTGTCAAGTTTATTTTCAAGCATAAACGTCAGACGGTCTATCTTTTTAGATAATTCATCAACCATAACTTTTGTTTTAAAATTTTCAACATCAATTAGCGCATGAAAAAATGCGCTGTTTGTAAATGCCCGCCAAGTTTCATTATAAATCATATTGGATTCATGTAGCATGAAAAAGGGATTGTCCGCCATTGGTTCTTTGGCTTCCTTTGGTGCATCACTGTTTTTTCTCATTTTGCGCTTCCTTTCCTTCTTTTTTTCTTTAAATTTTCCCATCTCATCAAGATAAAAGCAATGAGAAGGAAAAGACCGCCAATCAGCAATATTGCAAGAAAACCAATCCAAAATGGTGAAAACACCCACCACCACGAATGGGGAAAATGTCCAGTGAATTTAAGGATAATAAACACTATTGTTAAAAGACCGGTAAAGCTGATACCGCCGCTTGATGCTGATGATGTAGAACTTGCCATGATAATAACTCCCTTTTTTATTTGTTTTTACCCCCGTATCCGTCCCTTGCCCAGCCGCCGCCACGCAGGATAAACCCGCTACCGCCCGTTATCTTCCGGCGCATCAACGCTTCAACCCCCACCTCTTTGCACGCTTGACAATACACGTTCCGCTCCACGTCTTCCATAGACTGCTCCACATTCACCGTGTGCCCGCAGACGATACATTCATATTCATATACCAGCATTTTTAATTGTCTCCTCAAATACTCTGTCTGCCCGTTTCAACAAGGTAGCCTTATCCCCGTCCGGCGCCGAAAGAACCGCATCAAACTCCCAGTCGTCCAAATCCGTTTCGCTTGCATGATCCGGGTCGCGGTCGCCCGCTATAAGCTGTTCGCCGTTCTTGATGCGTTGAATGTCCCACACCACGCCGCCCCGCCCCTTAATATATTCTGCCTCATTTTTGTACCGCGTATCAGGAATTAAGACAATAGTCGGTTTGTCTTTATTTGATTCAATTTTATTTATTTGTTCCGTCACCTTGTTAATCCAGTAATACTCGTCTTGCTCCCTGCGAAACGACCCCCAAAATTGCCACAATTCCGGGAAACGCCCTTGTTTGTGTTCTTGACCGTCATAATAGGGGCTACCTAATTTGCGGGGTAGTCTCTCCCCTTCTCTCCTTGCCCCTATTGAGTAATGCTTTTGTTTGATTGTTGACAACACCTCTTCTGGTATCATAAGAGCTAAATAAGATTCTGGTGGTTCGCCTGGAGGAGAAATACGTATATCTGCTCTAAAAAAGCCGAAACTTGGAGAAATGTACATGTGTCGGCATTCTTCCTTCAGCGCATCCGCAAACCGAATGATGTGTATATGATACATGCGCCGCCTTTGTATAAAACGTAATAGCCGGACAGATGCCGCCTTTATGGGTTTATAATGTTTTATGCCATACCGTTTTTGCAGGCGCTCGGCAACCAAATCCTTGCCCTGCCGTGCCTTGTGCCCGATACCGATAATCAACGGATTCATTGTTTTGTTTTCTCCTTTTTATCCATCGCGTAAATGCGCTTCTTGTTGGCTAACAAATAATCAAGTTTTTGATTTGTTGCCAGAGGAGACATTGAATTACATGCACCTGAAATAGGACAATAGGTTTGACAAAAGCCCTTGGTTCTTGTTGAACAACCACTTGTTCTTTTGGCTACAAAACAGAAGCCACAGTCTGCTCCGAATAAACTACGATCTTTGTCAAGGCTTCGTTTTAATTTCTCAAAGGTTGCCAGCCATGCTTTCCGCCATGACCTGCCGACATATCGCCGAACATCTTCGACATTGCGTAGTTCGCTGAGTTTCATTATATCCCCTGTATATTATTCACGCTGTGAATAATTATCCGCCACCGCTTCCCGTTCCGCCTTCCGCAGCTTCGCCATGTCCGCGATCTCAACATTGCTTGCGCATAACAATTCAATATCGCTCTGAATGGTCTGCGGAAACGTGTCGTGTATTTCAATCGGTATCCCTTCGCTGTCGGCAAGGCTGATTTCCACAATCATATTATCGCTCATTGGAAACATCTCCTGCCCGCCCATTGTGATGCGGTACATCCACAGCGCCTTGCACTGGGGAATCTTGTCAAGACACATACAGATTGCCTCGTCTTCCGGCGTTTCGGGATTGATTTTCAGGTGTGACGCCCAGAACCGCTCTTCGGGATACTTATCTTGCAGATACCGCACCAGCCGCTCCACATACTTGCGGTTAATCGACGGCGGCGTAAACCCGCTGTTGTAATGAAATCCGATGTAAATAGGTTTTTTGTTAATCATACCTCATTCCCCTTTCGTGTTGTCTTGAAACAATTCTTCCAAATCAATCTCCATGCCTTTATCGCAGAATATCTTATATTCTGCTTTCTGGGGTGGTTTGATAGTTTCCACTTGGCATGAACTATCAAGTAAGCCAATTTCAATTATTAAATCATTATTAGATAGCTCAACACAGCCACAGCCTAAACGATATTTTACTTCACCATTATGGGGATAAAATGCTTTAAACTCTTCATAAACAGCTTTGATTAATGTCTCGTTGTTGACATATACATAGATCGTTATCATATTTGACCTATAAGCCCGAACATTAATTTCACATTTAAACATCCTTCTTAAATGTTCAACAAATCGTTGAGCATCTTCCATTTTTTTGATATTGTTTAAATCATATTTCATGCCGTTTATATCTCTTTTGATACACTCAACATAAAGTACCGGACAACCCTTAACTTGCTCCTTGATCCGGTTTAAAAGATCAAAGATTGTTTGTTTTTTCTTTTCATTCATTTGATACCTCCCCTTTCGTGTTATCTAATGCGAAAATACGCCCACTTCATAAGTATTTTTCCCCACTCTTGGATTGATGAATTTGGAACAGACAATTATCGGCTCTAATGATGGCGGCGGCTCACTGTGATTAAATTGCTTTAGCTTGTCAACACCCCACATAGGATACTGAGGTTGATGGTCATAGCCATATTGTACCCATGTACCGGCAGGAATAATGTATTCAAGGGCTTTTATTGAGTAATCGCCTATACTATATTGACCCAAGATGGCACAACTTTTAGAAACAATATTTTCATAAATCCCGAGTTTAATTAGCCGTTCGCCACACGCAACCGCATCTCGTTTTTTTCTGAAGAAGTGCCAATACATTCGATGGTCTCGACCGTTTTGATAAAATATATTAGGCGTGTTTGCCCCGTTGCCCCCCCACGACCTCTTGGCGCTATAAGACCCGGCAAAAGTTTCATCAAAGCAACAGGAATATTCGTTGCCGCCCACACAAATGCGCAATCCCCAGACCTTCTTGTCTTTCTTGAGCGCCCTCTTTTGGGTTTTTTTACGGCACTTTATTTCTATCATTCTATGGATTTGTTCTCCCCGTATTCGCTTCAGAGCTTCCCCGTATGCAATCAGTCCTTGCGTAAATTTTTCCAATGTTAACACCTCATTCTTCTTTCGTGTTATTATCTATAATCAATTTCCTAAATATTTTAATCCACATATTTTCCACCCGTTTCTCATCTAATGCAAAAATGCGCTTTTTGTTGGCGTCGAGATATTGCAAAACCTCAGTGGCGTTGCCTCGCCCGGCTTCTATACGGTTACAATAATCCAACACAGGACACAATAAACAGCCAACATATCCCCCACTATGTGCTATCACAAAACAAAAACCACAATTGTTTTTTCGTTTATATCGTCTTTTTCCAGCCCGAATAAGTTCCCACTTGCGCCTGCTTGCCAGCCATGCCTTCCGCCATGACTTAGAATTGCCGATATACTCCTTGGCATCTCTTGCTGTATAAATATCACTCACCTTCATAACTCACCCCTGCCCCTCAAGATAAAACCAGCCGTGCTCGTTCTGCCGCGCTCTTTCAATTTGTTGCAGGTAATATTCTTTCGACGGAAGTTCATCGCCCGTCAGAACCTTGCAGGGCGCTTGCCACTTTTTGGCTTTACCGTTTCTCTTTTTAACGGCATGGCGACCATTGTCTTCGGCGGTGTTTTTAACCCTTGCATAGTTCACGCCAAAATGATTCAACAGCCCGTACATGCTCCCTGTGGTACATTGGAGAAACCGTGCAATATCGGCTTGCCGCCAGCCCTGTTGTATTCTTTCTCGAAGCCAGCTTGCCCCGCCGTAATCCGCAACGCGACGTTGAACCTTACCGGTTCCAGCCTTTTGCCCATGCTTGGTGCGCCCCACACACTTGATTCCACGACGCCTCATCGCCATATATAGAGGATACGCTGAACACCACATTTCTTCGGCAAGCCTGCGCATCGACCCGTCCGTTTCATATCGCTGCTGTAGAAACGCCTTAACCGATAGCCCCCGCTCTTTGGCAAGCCCCTCCAGCCGAAACTCAACAATCCCCTTCTGTTTAGCTGTTTTTTTCATTTTTCCATTGTCCCTTCATGAGTGTTCTTAGGCGTGTTTTTCCAATGCGCTCATTTAAAACCAGGGGCTTATAGTGCTTCACCATATATTGCAACGCCCGCTCAATGTCCGCCAGCCGGTCGGCTATCGCCTTCAGACACTCGACTTGTTCCCGGTGTCTCTTTTCTTCTGAAGCATTCATAGTTTACTCCTTTTTGTTAATAATCCCCCGCCGCCAGCTTTTTCGGGTCGTGTCGCTCGGTATCCTCAGCTCCATATCTTGTTTCCAAGCAGTAGTAATGGTTGTTCGGCAGAGACGTTTTTAAGTATATTTTACCCGTCGACCCGCTGCGCTGTTTGCGGAATAAAAACTCCGTGATAATCAACCCCTCGTCATCCGGCGACATAACGCTTTCGCCCTCTATGTTATAAGTGGCGCTGCCGTCGCCATCCATATTTTTGCGGTGTAACATGATCACCGTGTCGGCGTCCTGCTCGATTGACCCCGATTCCCGCAAATCATCCAGTCGGGGAAGCCGGTTCTGTTTGGCAGACTCACGGCTCAATTGCGACAGCACCACGACAGGGATACGCAGCTCCTTAGCCAACGCCTTTAACGACCGCGTTATAGCCTCGATTTCAAGCCGCCTGCTGGATTCGTTCACGCCGCTCATAAGCTGTAAATAATCCACAAACAGGATGTCGATTTTGTACCGTTTCTTGAGCCGCCGCGCTTGCGACCGTAGCTCCAGCCGGTTGATGCCGCCCCGGTCGTTAATGTAAATTGGTTTGTCTTCCAGATAAGCCATTGATTGAACCAGCTTTTGTTGCTGCTCCGCGGTCGCTCTGCCGCGCCGAATGTCCTCATAAGGCACAAAACTCTTGATGCTCAATATCCGATAAAATATCTGCTCTTTCGTCATTTCAAGACTGATAAAGCCAACAGACTGCTTGTGTTTCGTTGCCGCCGCATAAGCGTAATACACCGCGAAAGCCGTTTTCCCGACACCGGGGTTCGCCGCAATAATAATAAGGTCGCCGTTAAAGAACCCTCCGGTCTTGTTGTCAAATGACGACAGTCCGCAGGGAACGCCGATGATCCCTGTCTTATTCGACTGAAGGAACTCAACCTCATCCATTGCGCGTGGAACAATCTTGCCGATAGACTCTGTCTTGTCTTCAGCGCCGGATTCCCTGATGCCGAGTATCTTGTTCTCAACACCGTCCAGTATTTCCATTGCCCCGTCAGAGGCGTCGTATCCCCGTTCAATGATTTCCCGACCCGTCTCGATGATTTGCCGTAAGATGTATTTTTCATAAACAATCTTTGCATGATAGCCGACATTACTTGCCGCTGTAACTTGATTGAGACACTCGGTCAGATAATACGCGCCGCCCGCAGGTTTAAGTAGGTGCGACTTCTCTAATCGGTCTTTAACAGTAACAAGGTCAACATTGACATTCTTGTTGTAGAGCTGTAGTATCGCCTTGAATATGATGCTGTGAGCCGCCTTGTAGAATACTTCCGGCTTCGTGAATACACCGACTACCACATCCGTAGCCCCTTCATAGTGCATCATGGCGCCTATAACCGCCATCTCTATGTCAACCGCCTGCGGTGGAATACGATCACTCATTAACGGTACGTCCACGCTTGTAAACAACACGACTAACGCCAGAATCAAGAGGCTCTGGCTCTTGGTTTCTATCTTTTGCATAATTCCCAAATGGTTGTGCCGCCGAAACAAACTTTCTTAACCCCCGCATTAAAAAATCCCGCAATGTCCATTTATAATTGAAATAGTATCTGTCGCTACAGAGAATGTTGGCATAATTTCTAATGCCTTCGAGAATTTCTTGTTCGGTAAATTCAGTAAGGGCGCCGTTGATTCTTGCAATGTCTTTTTCGTGGAGCTTACGGTGTTTGATAACGTTCTGCTTATTCCAAAAATCAAAAACACGAGTATAAACTTCTTTTTTGTTTGTCTTGTTGGTATTGTTAGATTCTTCTTTTCTAAGTTTTTTGGAAGTTTTTTCTAAGTTTTGTGGAGCGTCTTGAGGCGGATTGTAAATGTCGTATTGACATATAGTTAGCCTGCTAATTGAGTTTCCTTTTTTCTTTACCCTTTTTATAGCTTTGTCTGTTTCGAGAATTGACAAAAACTTCTCCACCTTTGTTGTGCTCCAGCCCCAGCGTTCCCCCAAATATTGCAAGCTGTAAAGCATTTCGCCCCGCTTGAGTTCGTAAAGCTCGCCTTTATAGACCCTTTTCTGCGGCATATAACATACTTCCATAATCAAGTCCGTCCACGCTTGGAAATAATTGTATACCCCCGACCGCCACAACCAGCTTTCCCGTATCTTTCTGTGTATCGCTATAAACCCGCCGCCGTACAATCTCCAAATCTCCGTTATAACAAATCTGCTATTTGTTGTAACACATTCTTGTTAACGAGCATAAACCGGTAATGCGCCTTAACATAATCCTTGTCATTCAAATCCAGTTTTTGAAGTATTTTTCGCACAAGCCACTCTTTGGAGGTTCGTTTTTCATCGTCTGCCTGTAATATGCGTCGATCGTGGTCTTTTTGAGCCGCTCGTTGTTCCCTGAATGTACGCTTCTCTTTCAATATTATCGTTCGTGCCATCAATACTGTTTTCTGATAAATTGGATCAAGCAACTATCGCTACAGAAATGCATATCTTCATTAGTCCGGTTGTTAATTTCCATTCCATCTTCACCTGATGTGACGATTTCCATCTTGCCTGAAGGTGAAATAGTAATCCACGTATTTCTTCCAGCAAAACTAAAAGCGTGTTCTCCGCAAGTATTACATTCATAGATTTCTCGTTTCATTTCCCTTCTCCTTGTTTTAGCCGATAATAGGCGAATGCGGCGTAGGTGATGCCGTCTGTAAGTAATTCTAATGATTTTTCGGTGGTGCATAATCTAATGGGTTTGTCTGTTAATTCCATTAAGTGATCAGACGCTCTCCACCCAAAGTCTTCAGAACTCATCTTCTCCCATCCAGTCCGTCCCTGCTTTTTCCCCTTTTCAATCCCCTTCTCGAACGCCTCAACGAGCAGACGCTTGCATTCTTCGAGTATTTCTGCTTCACGCTTATTCATGGTTCTGTCCTTTCGTTCATTGATTCGCCCTGAAAAACGCTTGCGCAAATCCGGAGGGCGTAATTGCTCTTTTAATCTTTTGATTACCTGTAGTAATATCCTCACCCCAACAAGGTATAGCAAATAATCTTGTTTTATATTTTCTTCCTTTCAAGCCCGCACTAATAATATCATATTGATACGGATTTAATGGTTTCTTTTTAGGAATATTAAAATATTCCCAAATATCTGTTTTTTTAGTAAAGGGATTTCCATATTCATAAGGATCAAATGTAAATCTTGGAACGCCAAGAAATTGTCTCAATATGCCCATTGGATTTTCTAATGCCCAAAATTTTAGTCTGTTTTTATATCTGCAATTCCAAATAATATTCAGACATGCAACAACAATCTCCATTCCACCCTTTAAATCTCTTGGTTTTTTTGCAGTAGTCCTGGCTATGCTAAACATCGTACACGGCGGCGCAGCCAATATCCCGTAAACATTTTCAGGCGGTTTAAATGTACGGACATCATATTCTGGTAATGTAATATTCCGCACATCATAACCGGCTTCAGCATAAGGTCTCGACCATGCACCGGTTCCCCCGCATAAATCCAATATTATCTTACTGCCGTTCTCGTTCAAAACGGTATCTCCTGCGACATGATCCGCTCGGCTATGGCTGTGTTTAAATCCACACCGATATATTTTCTGCCGAGTTTATGCGCCACTTTGAGTGTAGTCCCGATGCCGCAAAACGGGTCCAATACCACGCCTCTAAGCGGACAGCTTGCCTTAATCGGCTTTACAACCAGTTCTTCGGGAAACACGGCGTAATGCGCTTCCGGGCACGGCTGAGTGTTAATACTCCACAAATCACCGGGATTTTTTCCAAGTGGATGTTCTCGTTGCTCAATTTTTTCGTTTTGACGTAAAGCCAACGCGCCAAATTTACCGCCACTAATATGTTGAGATTCTACACGAATTGAATCCAAATCATAGTAATAGCGGCGGCTCTTGACGAAATGAAACATATACTCGTGGACATTATTCAGACGGTCTTTGATGGACGCGGGCATTGCATTCGGTTTGTGCCAAATCACGGTGTTGCGGAGACACCAGCCGTCCTCTTGCATCGCAATAGCCACACGGTGCGGAATGAGAAGTGACTGCTTCGGCTGTAGCCAATTTGATTTTTTCACTCTTTGTTGCGATTTTTTGGAAATATAAGGCATGATATAAGATTCTTTACAATCGCCTTTCGGTTCATATTGTGTGCCCGCACCTGAACCCCAGTACGTATCTCCAAGCACAATCCAGAGCGACCCGCTTTTCTTCAGCGCTCGTTTGATTTCCCGGAATATCTGTACAAGGTGGCGAATAAAATCAGACGGATGCGGCTCTAAACCAAGTTCCCCGCACCACGCGCCGCAGTGAATGCAGAAATTACCCATTTTCGCTGTCTGACCGAAACCAGCGCCCTTAGCATTTTTCCACTTTATTTGTTCAACTTGCCCCTTGTGAAATTCAGGTATGTCTTCCCCCCACTCGTGCTCACAATCCGCATTGCCGTCCCAAATCTGCGGTTCAGTGCCGTAGGCGCGGAGTCCGTAGTAAGGCGGAGAAGTTACGCAGCAATCTATGCTTTCATCGGGTATCTTTTCCCGCAGAACATCCAGCACATGACCGGTATGTATCACATTCGTTTCCATTCCGCCTAATTTACCTCGTAAATTTTCCGCCGTTTTTACGCGACGGCGGACGGCACAAAAAAATTATTTATTAACCTCGATCTTCTCTAACTCCTTGCCGCACCAGGGGCAATAATTGTATAGTTTTCCCTTGTATCCGCCCTGTCCGTGAATCATCATGTACATAAACATATTAACGAATATCGGATTGTTCTCCCGCCAGTCGATACAGGAGCATTCGAGCCTTACGCTCTTATCTGGTTGTTTAGCCATTATCACACCTCTTTAAAACGGAAATCCATCTTCCGCCGGAACCTCTTCTTTTTTCTGATTGGCTTGCTGGATGCGCTGCACCATACCTTCACGTTCAAGTTTATCAAGCACCAGCTTTGCGCCGACAAGCGTTGTTAGGTCGCCGCCCCATTCGTCAGCCTTTGCCTGTAAATCCGCCTTTGACCAGCCAAGCAATCCACGAATCCTTTTGATTTCCACATATACATCCTCCAGCTCGCCCTTGTCCAACGGCAGCGTCCCAGAGGTTCCCGCATCCTCGCCTTTTCCATAATCAATCTTATAGTTACACCAGTTGCCGTCTTCCTTCTTCCCGCGACACGACCATACCGTTTTTCCGCTATTCGCAAAGGTATGAACCTTCATTGTGCCGCCGCATTTCGGGCACTTGCGGGTTTCCTCATTGCCCACCGCACCCTTTGTGCTTGCAGGTTTCGGTGTAGATTTAGTTGACCTTGCCGATTTTTCGGGTTCAATATATTTGTTGTCATCCCACGATCCGGTGAAAATATCTGCCGAAAAACCGAGCAAAGAAAGACATTTCGTCATGCCATCAGTCAGTGCCTTTTTATGGCTTTCGTTCTTAGCGTGTCTACCAGATTCACCACAATCTGCACAGCCATACTGCTCAACTGGGTACTCTGCGCCCGGCGCCCACAACCTTACCAACAAAACCAGTTCAGTGTCGTTGAAGTGAACAATTTGATGTTCAAAACGCCACTTTTGACCAAGCGCCCCCCACTGTTCTGTTGCGCGTTTAATTTCATATATTGCATTAATCGCTGTAAACTCCCGCTTACCACCACGCTTGCTTATATAAGAAACCTTTCGCGTAAACGCCTCATCCGTTTTTTCAACAGCTTTCCATAATTTCATGTTATCGTTTTTCGATTCAGACATATTGCGCCTCCTGTCTTTTCATAAACTCATCCCCCTTGCGTTCAACTTCATCCCACCAGCCGCTTTCAGACCGGAACCGCCTTAAACCGCCCACCTCTTCGGGAAACGCCCGCGCAAGCAGTTCAAGGTTTTCGTCATCCGCATAAGCCATAGCCTCCATTTGACGACTCCAAAAATCGCCAAGCATCCAACCGCAACGCTTGTGATACTGCCAGCAATAAATCAGCCATTCCTGATAGGTGAGTCCAGGGGGAACAAATGTTATTTTTCCCATGTTATTACTCCTTTGGTCTTGTATACTTATGTTCTTTCGTGATATATTCTACAAAACATTTGCAATTGCAAAAATGAACAGGCATCTTAAATTCATTAACAACTTGGGAGCTGCCCCGCCTAACCTCAATGCGTACAGGAAAACACATCATAACTGGAGCAACTCTAATCCAACTATCGTCATTCACGTCTTTTGCTTTTTGTATTCTTTTCTTGCAATTATCACACGCATAAGCCTCAATTATCATTTCTCCTGTACCTCCTTTTCCTTAACTCGTGGATTAATGAATATCGAGCTTACCACTACTGGTAAAGCGATTACTTGATTCATGTATAATATCGCTTCCTGATAACCGTATTGCACTCTTGTATCTGCGGGAATGATATAGTCATATACAGTTACACCTTCAAAGATAGTTTTATCTACACGGCGAGAGCCTCTTGTCAAATAATTCATTACATAGCACTTGAACACTTCTGCTGCCTTTTTACGCCTAAAGAAATGCCAATCCGCTTTATAGGACTTTCCGCATTCGCTTTTCTCAATAAAAGACTTTTCGTCCGCCTTACTCCAATATCTTTTTGTGTTATAATTATCTGGGTTAATAAGACGCCTGTGAAATGGAGAAATTTCATCATCCTCATGTCCATATCTAAATATCCGCGCCGCCCACACCTTCAAATCCTTTTTCAGCGTTACTGTTTTCCCGCACTTATAAAGACACATCGGGTTTCTGCCCTTCTTCCCTTACTCGTGGATTAATGAACGTCCCACTGACAACCGCAGGGGCGAACCGCGTTGGATTGAAAAACCGATAATCGCCGTATTGCACGGTCGTGCCAGCGGGGATTATGTAATTGAACTCTTTTACCAAAACCTCAAATTCAAGAACGTGATGTTTCACAAACCTCTTGGCATCTTTCTTTTTTAAAAAGAAGTGCCAATGTGCTTGATATTGCTGACCTGTTTCACTTTCATCAACATCGCTTTCATTTTCTTCTTTATGCCATAGCCTTTTTGTTGTATAATTCATTTTACCATCGTCAAAAATTAATGAAAACTCGTCTGTCTCATCAAGGTTGGTTAATCGTTTTGCCCACACCTTCAAATCTTTTTTCAGTGTGATTATTTTTCCGCACTTATAAAGACACATCGGATTTCCCCCCTATTCCGCCTCTTTCAACCTTTTGTCAATCTCACTTCTAAGACACTGCATGAATCTGGGCGTCCACAAATCGTTTAATTGATTTACAAATTCTTCAGCAGCCTCTTGAGCAATTTCGTCAGGGTGTTCAGCTACATATTCCGAGTCGAAAAAATCATCATACAAATCTGATATTTCGTGACAGTAAATCTTATCAAACGTCCTTAGTAGTACGATGGTTTGTGGGTTAATAAGTATCGGTATGCGCTTACAGTTTTTTCTGTACTCGTCTTTAGTAAGTTTCTGCATCGGATTTCTGCTCCTTATTTTGATTGCATCTCCTCGAAATATCGAAATTGGTCATCGATACAATGCCGCACCTGCAAAATCCAGCTATGCTTGCGGTTGTACCACCAAAGGGCGAACATCACGGCAGACCATATTCCCAAATACGCGCCGAAAACGATAAATCCAATCATTAGATATACCATATTAAGACCCCTATTTCGGAAATTCCCGAATCCGAAAATCCGGCGGGAACTTCTCAATATCATGTTCCACTTTGCCGTCAAGGTTAAGCTGCTTTACGAATACGGGCACGCCTGCATTCTGGCACTGCTCAACGATATTCCGTACCCACTCCAGCTTGCACGGTCGCCGCCTTGGACCCGATTCACAACCGCAAATTATCCACGAGAGCAACTCTCTATTCCCGTAATTGTCAAGTAAATATTTATCTAAATTTCCAACATCTTCAAGTAACGGTTCAAAACTCACAAACCGCACCGCCGCCGGAATTTTCAGCAGTGTCTCGATCCGATGCAGATATTCAGGGGATTCCACCGACACGCCGAGCCAAACGTTTGACGGAAAAGTATATCGCAATGCCAGTTCTGGTCTCTTTGTTAAAATCTGATAAATATGTTGAGGGGTTGCGCTCATTGTAGATATAATAGTTGCGGTTGCTTCAAAAGATACGTTCTCATGAAATAAATCGCTCATACTGTTGACGAATATCATTCTTGGCTTTTTCCAATGTAGTGGTTGATCTATGCGCTCAAAGAAATACTTAATCGTACCATCATATTTATCACACGTTCCAAGCCGCTTTGCGAACCGTTCCGCATAGCAGTATTTACAGCCCGGACTGATTTTTCCGCATCCATGCCACAAGTTCCAAGTCTCGCCCCGTGTGCCGTCTGGGTTTTGCGCCCACTCGATTTTAGTGCTCATAGTTTTTCCTTCTTTTTATCCATTGCGAAAATGCGCTCTTTATTAGCATCAAGATATTGTATAACCTTAGTGGCATTATCTCGTTTATATTGCAAACCACCACAATATACTTCAACTGGGCAAACACCCTCGCATGATAAAAAACCGTTCTGATTTTGTAGAACAAGGCAGAATCCACAATAATAACATCTTTGATAACTTCTTGTGCCACATTGAATCAGTTCCCACTTACGCCTGCTTACTGCCCACGCTTTTTTCCATGACTTGGAGTTGCCGATATACTCCATAGCATCCTCTAATGTATAAACATCCTTTAATGTCATTTCATTTCCTCGTATAATCGTTCCAGAACATCCATATCGATTTTATCAAGTTTATAAAAATTCTCGACAAGTTCATTGTTGGATAAGCCAAGCCGCAGAAGTATCCGCCGGATTAATAAACTCCCGTCCGTTAAATCGCTGTCCTCAGCCCGCAGTATCCAGTGATTTCTGCGTTTTTGAGCTCGCCGGTTAAGGAAATCTGCCACCTCTTCCAGCGATTCAAAACAGTGCCCGCCATTAAACCCGATTAGCGACGCCGTCATAAACAACCAGCACTCTTGATTGTCCCCATACATTTCGCCGTCATCATGTCTCAGGTAACAAAATAACGTCCTATCGGGACACGCATGACTATTATTCACCGCCTCAGCTATGGCGTATACATCAATCTGTTTCGGGGTGATAACACAGAGCAGATAGTCACAAATCGCCTTCTGCGATGCTTCTTCTTTGACAGCCGTCATTATGTTCCACTCATTAACGAGCGGGTTGAAATAATCAATCACATCCGCGTTCAGCATATTAATCAACCGTGCCCGCCACGCGCTCTTGTTGCCCGTCCCGCCCAAATACACTCTAACATTAGCCATTACACTTTTCTCCATTGCATCTTTCCCGCAAATTCATTATATTGTTTTCCGTGATGAGTACAAACACGGGTACAAACTTTATTTTTTGTGCGTGCTTGATATGGACTGGAACGGACTGGAAAAGAACATTGCCTTTTCGCCGAATGCGCCCAAAATCCGGTGGTGCAATACCGTGTAACTTCAATGTGTGTAACGATTTAGCTTGTTCGGGAGTGTTCAGTTGCGGGTAATACAACAAAGGACTTCTAAGCCGTAGGTTGAAGGTTCGAGTCCTTCCTGGCGTACAAGCACGGATTAAGCACGAACTGTTTCCCGCCTTATCCCTCGTTTCGGCGGAGTGAGTACAAACTACAGTACAAACAAAAACAGTGGTATCTTCCAGTCCGCTCCAGTCCGTTCCAGTCCGTTCCAGTCCACATGATTTATGTGTTATCTGATTCCTCATATTTTTTCATTACCCCCCGCAAGAGGTCTTTGTTTTCCCCGATCCAGTTATAAACCCTCTCGATGATTGCAACCGTTTGTCCCGTAAACTGTGCAATCACGGAGGGAGGAACGCCCATTTCCAGCATCCGCGTTATGAACCCGTGCCGGAACGTATGCCAAGCCCTGTCCGGTATATGTTTGATCCCCGCATCTTTGATAAGGCGTCGCCATTGCGACCGCGCATAGACAAGATGTCCCGCGCTGCGGTCTGCCGGAAACAGCCAAACCGAATCTTCTGGTAAAGTAGCTATGTACTCCCGCAATATATCCCGTAGCTTATCGGCTATAAACACATACATTTCCTTGCGTGTTTTAGACGAATAATAAGCCATTTCCCCTGTTTCAAGATTAATACTGTCCAGTTGCAGACTCAGGATTTCACTGATACGCATTCCGGTATAATATGCCAGTGCCAGCAGGGGGAGCTTTGTGTCGCCTTTCGGATATTGCCTCGCCGCCTCAAATAGCTTGCGGATTTCTTCCGGCGTAAACAGGTGGAAATTTTTACGCTGCTTGTTTTCCGGGAGGTGCGTTGTTTTAATTACGGGATTGTGTTCAACAACACCGAGAGTAATGGCATAGTTGAAGAATCGCCGAAGCTCAGAACGATATCGGTTTCTACGTGCGCCCGACATGCCTCGTTCGCGCTTGATTGTATTAAGAGCAAGACCGATGTCGGCAACGGTAATCTGGTCAATCAGCATGTTGCCGATTTCTGTGTGCTTGAACAAAACCCGATAGATGCATTCTTTCGACAAAACGGTGGTGCGTCGATTATCAAATGCCCCGTCACGTACTTCGGCAATATACTGACCGTAAACGTCCTTAAATGTCCGCAGCTTTTTCTGCGGTGCTCGAATATTTTTATTGGAAATCAATTCGGCGTTTGTCATCCAGTCCCAGTATCGTCCTGCGCGACGCTTAGCCTCCTCAGGGTCGTGTGTTTTCAGTGCCCGTAGCACATACTTTTTTCCAATTCGCCGCCGATAATACCAGTACGGCTCTTGTTGCCCCTGGCGGCTCTTCAGGTATATTGAACCGTTTTGTAAAGCGATACTATTCATGTCGCCGCCGCCATAAATTATATTCGCGGTTTGTATCATAATGGATTTGCAACCTATTCCAAAACCATGCAGGAATTTCCGATATATCCCCCAAACGTTCAGCTATTGGCGAAGTAATAGGCGACTTACCATCCAGTATCGCCCTTAAGGTTTGCTCATCTATTTCCAGTTGTTGAGCCAATTGTTTTGACGTGATTTTTATTTCCTTAATAAAGTCTCGCAGATATTCCCCTGGATGTATCGGGGAATCGGTGAAATATTCTTCGCTGGTTGTCATATCGCCGCCTTTTGTTCATACTGGTCGATGCTGGATGTAGAAATGCGGACACATCTGCGCCCGCTCGTAGAAACATTAATTGCCTTAATCCACCCGCCCGCTATAAGCCGGTCAACATGCTTCACCGACACACCAAGACGGTGAGCGGCTTGCTCGCGGGTGATGCGTTGGTTATTCGACATTTGCTTTTTCCTCTGGCTTTTTACTCTTGGCTTCGGTCTCTGTTCTCACGAACTGCATCTCCACGCCGCACCGGCAGGAGACAAAGATAATCCCGCGCGCTCTTAACGGATACTCTTTACCGCACCGCGGGCAGCGATAAATGTAGACTTTAGCCATGTTTATCCACCTTCTTACTCGTGTCGATTGTCATTTCAAAATCATCAATGGTTATATTTTGTGGTTTTCTGTTAAACTCAATCCACGTTTTACAATTATCACAAAAAGTATAAAAATTGAACACCTCCCTTATATCAACTGAATTTAACTGCAAAACTCTATCGCCAGAAGTATCCTTTGTTTGAAAATCGTTAATCAACATATTGCATTCAGGACACCTCATTTCAAAATTTACACAATCATACATTCCCATTTCGCGTCTCCCGCCTAAAATTAACCCGAACGCCGAGCCACTTGTAAACCCGGCGCCCGGTACGAGGAGGATTACTATAAGTAACCCCGATTAGAGAGCGAGGCGGGACTCGAACCCGCAGTAGGCTTTCTTTGGGTAGGTTTGTGATTTAGTCTAATTTTCTACCCGCATAGGAGTTGCCCTTTTCCTTCTAATTTTCATCTCCCCATACTTGCACAATCCACAGTTATCAGCTACTCAGAGGTACACAAACAAACCTTTTTTCACTAAAATTCGTAGACCTTACCAAGATTTACTGGATTGATATAGCGTCTGCCAATTTCGCCACTCGCTCAACCGTTATTATTTAACACATTTACAAGGAACATATAAATCCGTAATTGTGTCTTTACCGGTATACCCTCTGCCGTAGCAATATCGGCAATTAGGATCAGGCATACATTTCAATTCTTCCAATAAGGGCTCGCCTAATGCTATCCGTCTTTTTTGTGCTTTGATGAGTTTTTCCTTGTTAGAAAATTTTAAAACATTTCCAGTTTTGGTGTCCACGTCAATGCTCCTCGTTATTAATTAATATAGTGGTGATTTAAATATTGCCTTAGCTGGCGGTCAGGGAATCGAACCCCGACGTCCCTGTAGGAACACCAGCTCCGCCAGTATGCCGCCCCGCGGAACCGCCCAGGGGGCGGCAGATTGTTCATTTACTGATTTTCAGTCCAACGTATACTCTTGCCATGAAACCAACAGTTGCCTTATCAGCCCATAGGCAGTTCCCTCCATGTTTTGGTTCGCCCTTTATCTGTTGCAAGCCCATCAGATTAATTACCCCCACCTACCATGAATACTGTGCATGATTGCTGTAGTGGTGCATCAGCCCCGATGCACCTTCCCATATCTTGATGCCGATTCCCCACAACCACGATCCGGGAATGCTGACACAAATCTGCCACAAGATATAAGCCGCCAGCACAAGATTAGCCTCAATAATCCAGAATTGATGCCAGAACACCGCGAAGGAAAGAAACATCAACGCAAGCGGAATATCCCGCAAGTTCCGCGAGACAAGCAGGAACGCGGCTGTGCTTATACACGATAGAGTTAATGCGTCTTTATACATTGAAAAGTAGTCCCATTGGTGAATGAAAAATGAAAGCTGAATTGATAGCGCGACCAATAACGGAAAACCAAGCAAAATACAGTTTTGCCTTTTTGTGGTTATGAGCAACAAATATAGTCCAATGGTGATTAAGCAATACCATGATCCCTTTCCGTAAAGTATTGATAAAATAAAAACGAAGAACAGGGGAGTAGCTACCCATAGCTTCCGTATATCAATTATTATCCCCACAACAAATAGAATTGCTATAATCTGATAAATTAAGTTTAGATTAAATGATAACACTGTTTATGCCCTCAATCTGGATCGTATTCACACCACCAATGATTGTCATTCTCGTGGCAAACTGCTTTATAGCCTATGGGACATTCCGGCTCTTCTTCATCACACGTGTACGGCGTCTTGAAATCCTGACTCTGCCCGCCGTTGCCGTTGCCCATGATGACAAACTCGGTGAACCTTGCATTACAACGACAGCGAACGGGGATTAAATCAAAATCCACCGGAGAGGTGTGTAAGTCCTCAATAGATTTGAATGGTGAAAACCCAAGAAATTCATCTATTTCTCTGGATTCCACACAAATCCACGATTCTGCCCATTCGGGCACTTTGCCCTCAAAAATGATTTTAGCCATTTACTGCTCCTTTTGTTTAATGTTCAAATCCCAAATCAAACTGCGTTCCACTGGCGCAAAAATCGCCACGCCAGTCCTTAACTGTCTTTATGAGCGCCGCCTTGCACCGCATAAACAAATTATAGTCCCTTGATGCGGCGGCGGTTTTGGTGTCAATCAGCCGACGGTCTATGTCGAGCGAGTTCACGGCATGCTGTTCCTGTCGGGTTTTGAGTGCCCGATGAACTTCACCGATATATTCGATGATCTCGTCATAGTTCGGGTGTAGCACGACCGCCCACAGGGGGAAAGTCTCCCGACGGAACCAACCGTCCAGCGTAGTGTTGGCAATGCCCATCAGGCGGGCAATCCGGCTCTGCGGCTTGAACTGCCACAGAAACCGGTGAACTTCCTGTTGAATGTTATAGTTCATGGTTTCTGCCTTGTGAAATATGGTCTGTTGTCTGTAGCGGAACCACTTGCCCGCTCCGTTGTTATCGTTCATAACCCTCTACCTTTCGCCAGTGATTCACTTTATATTTAATCGGCTGACCCGATTCATCATATTTAACCCTGAGTCCCGACCAGCACAAAAACACATCGCCGTTATCGGCGGCATAATATCGGCGCTTAACCCAGGGCATGACCCTGCTTTTCTCCTCCTTGATAATCTTTAGTTTTCGGCGGGGTTCTCTACATCTGATGAGGTTCATGCTTTTAGCCTTATCAAGTGTTGAATTTTGCGTTTTAAGACATTATACCGACCCTGAACATACACCCGTCTTTGTTTTGCCCTTAGAATGGCTTATTTTAGAGTTGGTGTGCACAAAATGGGATGTATGTTTTGAATCACTGTTGTTGTTTTTCGGGTACGTTCCCTTGAGGGCAGAGATTGCACGCCTTTTTAGCTTATAGGGTATAATATATTGATGGCAAATCCGACCATCGGGATACCAATAAGTGGCAAAATAAGATGCATTCTGCCACTTTTTTACCATTTGCCCTATCTTCTTGTCGGCCACATAAAACATATAGTCGTTTCTATAATAATGCCAAATTTCACCTTTTTCATTCTTGAAAACAGTTTCTTTTGTTGCCACTTAAATATACTCCTCGTAAAACATTGAAAATAAATTCGATAAGATTTCCCTTGCTTCAGAGACAAGAAAAAAATATATTACCGATAAGGCTTCTTTTCTGTCTCCATTAGCCTTAACCTTAATTCGTTTTCAATAATGAAGTCGAGTTCATCAATGAGATTCATGCGTTTATCGAGTTCACATAGCTTGCGCAACTGGTCACGGTTCTTGCGCCGAATACGAATCATAACGCTCTTGTTTTCGTCTTTACCATTATTACTCAAAACTGGACTCCTTTAACCATTAACGGAAGTCATCATGGATAACCTCGAAGCAACAGTCGAAATCGTAAAAACAGCCATGAACAATGAGAAAATAACGTGTTTTATTGAACCAGATAAACAAAAAGCAATATTAGATTTTATTACATATCTATACAATACGCTGAGCGGGTTAAACCCGCCAACCGGACATAGATAAAAAACATTATTTTTTCAGGTCAATCAATCTGGTGTAAAGTTTTCTGCTCTCGACGTCATAACGGATTTCAAGAACAGCGCCACATTTTGTACAGATTGCAAAATTAATATAATTTCCCGGCGCAGAATTCGGCGAGCCGAAATTGTGATTGTTCTCTGAACACATAAGAACCTCCTTATGATTGATTGTTGTTGTACGCATTTAGTCTGTAAGGAATATACAACAATCACAACAATTTGTCAAGAGAAATTTTGTATTTACATCATATATTAATTGTATACGCAACATAATATACTAATTATTATCGAATTATGGACGCAAAAAAAATTGGTGATAATATACGTTTTTTCAGGAAAGGCAAGAGGTTGACTCAACAAAAACTTGCAGAAATTTCTGGCATTGATCGCTCTACTATATCTGAATTAGAAAACGGCAACAGACCATATTTTCATGTAAGTACCATTAAAGGACTTGCAAGGGCGCTTAATATTAAATGGGAAGACTTGTTTAGAGAGAACACCGAACCCGATCCACCAGCCGTCCACGAACCCGCCCCCGAATATACCGGTATCACTGACGGACTGCGGGAACTTCTCGAAGATGAAAAGACTATGCGTATGATGTTTATCAATGAAGCCGAAGTTCAGTGGTTGAAGTCTATCTGTTTCCGCGCCAATCAAAAACCCACAAAGCAGGATTATATCGACATGCTGTTTATATACCGCAGCAGTAGTGAGGAAGAATAACTTAAAAACAAGGAGGGTTTATTGTGAAGCGTTTTTTAATCGTTGCTTTATTCGTGTCCGCAAGTTTTGTGCAATGCGGATATACTTCTCTAACCAAAGTTGAGGCTATTGCGCCGCCGCCGCAGATAATACAAACAACCAATGAGCAAGAAACTCAAAACAAAGAAGGGGTTAAAACTAAAGGGGGGTTCGGTTTTATATATTCATTTCCTTCCGCACCTGATGAATTCGGCGATTGTTGGAACAATGGGTTTGGGTTTTTGGGTAGCACAAATATACCGCTAACGAAAACCCTCTATTTAAATATAAATAGCCATTATATTATGTTTGGATTTGATGAAGATGGTTTTCTTGATTGGGTAAGCGATGAGTCCGGTGTGAATATTAGAAATGTTTCCGGCTTGACAATTAGTGGTGCCAACGCCTCTGCCTTATCTGCTACATTAAGCCTGAAAACAATATTATCACCAAAAGAAAGTTCAACCAAGTTTTATCTTTTGGGGGGAATGGGAATAAACTATTTTTCAATAGATGACATATCTTTTTATTACAGAGGCGATTCCTTTTCACTTGATGGTGACAGTGAAACAAAGCCAATTCTGAACATTGGTGCGGGTTTATTCTTTCCGATAAGTCCCGATGTAGACCTCTTTCTCGAAGCCAGATATTGCATTATTTTTACCGACGATGACAATACGCAGTACATTCCCCTTAGCTTAGGTATCTCGTTTTAAACAAAAAGCCCCCTAACCGGAGGCTTCTTGGCAGATGACGCCACGTGTTTAGTGACGGCACCGGAACTCCTTCCACGCACGGTGGATGAGATATACTAATATACAACAATATAGGGATAAAGTGGTTACATCCCGTTGATGATGCTGAGCAGAAAATCCTGTATCTGCCGCACAATATCAGGGTCGAGAATGTACGTCAGCGCCGCGCATATTCCAAGTGTAAGCGTGATGAGCGCTTTCTTCTGCTTAATCTTTTCAGGGTGTTTTGTCAAATCCCGGATGACCCTAAAAAGATTCAATAGCCGCCAGTATTTCCTGAACCTGTTCATTATGGAGTCGGCTTTGCGAACAGCGCACGTACGTCCGAAATCTCTTTCTTGATTTTCTGCACTTCTTCCTTCGTGACAACGACCTTCCCATCGGCGTCCAGCTGAAATGCGTCCAATATCGCCTTGATTACTTCGGTCACTTCCCAGAGAACGGTAAAGATTTTCTTTGAACCCTTCTTGAAGAAGTAACCGCCAATGATTGCTAATGCCGACAGAATCGACGCCAGCACGTTATCTGTGATAAATCCTAAAATACTGTCCATGATGCCTCCCGATGTTAAATGATGATGATTATTTAAGAATAAATTCTCGTAGCACAACGGCAATTCCGCCTGTTATGGCAATAAAAAATGCCCACAAAACCTTACTGGCTGATTTGCGGAATTGCGTATTCGTTTTCACACGGGCAAACAATCCCCTGTCCGGCTCAAAAAGAGCCTCCTTGATTTCCCTGATGTCGTGATGGGCTTCCTCCTGCTTACCCTGAATCTGTGACAGAGTCGCCTTGATTTCAATAAGGGTTACTTTGTTGTTGCCGCCATTTTCTGCCATTCCACCCTCACACCCCCTACCATTATTGTGGGAAAAACTCCATGACATACCGATAAACACTGCCCGCCGCGTGCCCTGTCGCTGTGTAAATTCTAAAAAGAATATAAATACACGGCGCCGGTGCAACGGTGTGAATCTCGCCGTATTCATTGCCGCTCAAGTCGCTGTCGAAATTCGCGTGTGTATTGGTAAAATCCGCGAAACTCCGAATGCTGTCCGTCAACGTACACCATATAGACGTGCTGTCGTCCTGTAAGAGAAACCGCCGGTTTGTGCTCAATATGGCATACTGTAACCCCACTTTCGGCAGAACGCCGCCGCTGTTCGCCGTAGTATTCGTGTCCAGAACTACCGACAATGAGAAATACTCAGCCCGCGGAATCGCGTAGACATTGCTATATAATGTATCAGCCGTGCCCTCCAGCGAATCCGTTTCACTGTACACGATATAAGAAACATTAGTGCGGTCGAACCCGTACTCCGCCGCCGGGCTGGCTCTGTTTTTCGCGCCGACAGTAACCCCTGCCGCGCTAAGCAGGACAACCAGCGCCGCCACAATAATCATTTTCGAGTCTTTGATTTTACTCATGCCCATCACCTCTTGTTTATTTTTGAGAGTTCTATAAATTTTTTCCGAAATCTTTCTGATGTAATACCGGGAACCGTCTTTGCATATTTCAACAACACCCTTTTTTGGGATTCATCAGCTTGAGAATATTTCTTATAAAAAACCTGCGCCCTTTGCTCTGGCGCTAAATCGGCAATCTGTAACCACCAAGACCTTTCGGGAACATCCTCAAGCCGTCTGTATCTTTTCATTCTTTGTAGGAGCCGTGTTCTGTCTTCTGGTGATTGTTTTACAAGATATGCCCTTAATGTGCTGTCGTTCGACTTCTTATCTAAAAGTTTGTCAAATTCGCGATTCTGCAATGTTCTTCTGGAATTTTCCTCAACCTTCAGCCCTTTAATCTCATCTCTAATTTCCTGATACGGAGACGTGGAACTCACAAACCTGCGTACAACAGGCAGGTGTATAAGCCTTTCAACAAACTTCCGTTCATCTTCGCCTGCCGGACCGCCCTGCGTTAATTGCTTTAACTGTTTATACCCCTCACCTGCCATAGCCGTCCAAATATTGCCGTAAGTAAAAAACTGCTGTGCCCCAAAACTGAGACGTTCCGGCGAAAGCCCCGTTATCTCTCCCGCTTTTTTCCACGCTGGATTAGTATATTTATTATATTCCAATTCCGGTTTTATATCTTCTGTGCCCTTCCATATATTCTCGTCTTTCCAAAAATCGTAATTGGAAGCATATCCCAAAAGTGCATCTATTGACGGTGGAATTGACTGTGTCGGAATTATGGGTATGGCATCTTCCGCCGCCTTTACCGCCATACTCAGATCAATATCTTCACCTAAATACTTGCCCATCAAGCTCTCGAATATGGTAGCAAAAACCCTCTGTCCCTGGTCTTTCGCTATTTTGAAATATATGTATCGCGTGTTGCCGTTTTTATCTTTATAGGAAAAGGGTGTTGTGATAATGAAATTGTTTATTTTTTCTCTATCAGAAATCGCATCCCAGCATTCTTTGTTGACGTGATGGTTTGCTAAATATAAACTGGATGCTATTGTGCCAAGTTGTGCAATTTGATATGCAAAACGAGCTGGATTGCGTTGCGCCGCCCTGACAATGCCCCGTGTCCCCTGAACGCCAGCGTTTAAATAGGGTATGCCAGAATCAAGGGCCTTAACAAACGACCCCCCTTGACTAAAGTCGAGATAATCCCGCGCTTCTGCCGTTGCTTCTTCAGGGGAAAGCCCATTGCGTATTCCCCTTTCACGGAGTGCAAGCCTCGTCCCTATCTCCGATGTTTCTCCAACATAACCCATAAACCTTTGGAGGGCGCCCCATACTCCACGAGAGCTGGGTTTTAGTCGCCCCTGATGGGTAAGGAACTCCATGCCACCACCCTCGTCTATATATTTTTCCCATCGCCCCTTACGTGTAAAAGCATCTTTTTTAACAGTATGTAAATCGCGTGCCATTTGTGCGAGATATACTGGAAGTGTGGAAGAATACTGTTCTGATGCCACCCAGATATGCGCAATATCCCTTGGTAAATTCGGCACTGCAAATCCGGGGTTCAATCCGGTTGCAAAAGGTTTTAAGATTTTAGAACCGGAAAGCCAGCCGATAACAGTAGCTAATGTTTGGTTAATTAATGGGTCGTTCATCGTCCACTCAGCCGCCATGTCTCTCGGCATCAACATTTCTTTATGCTTCCCGTCTATCATAACACTTATTTTTTCAAAATCAGCGGTGGGCTTTTGATAAACAGGTTTTCCCGCTTTAGTCGTGCGAATAGCCTTCTCCAACGACACAACACCATTATTGGGATTCTTTTTAGCTACTTCATAAAGCGCCTTATTGGCGTTGTTACGCAATATCCTCGATTGTGTCCTCGTCACCACTTCAGATAAAAGTTCACGGGCGTTGTTTGATAACGATTTTTCACTCCCCGATGTTAATGCCCTAATGCCACTGTCGGGGACACTGATCCTACGCCCCTGTCTGTCAAGTCCAGTTCTTTCGGGATCAATATGCTGTATAAACTTGCGGCTTGAATAGTCGCCTTTGGCTAATAGGTTATTATATTGTTCTTGCGTTAATAGCCCGTTTTTATATAAATCGCCAAGCTGCTCTCGCATGACATTAAAATATTCATTTGCCCTTTCTTCAAGCATCGCCCGCTTCTCAGTAGGAACTTTCGTGGGATCGTTAAGCCATTGCTTCATGGCATCTCCACCCAAACCGCCCGGATGCCGCATTTCTGGTTTATATTCATCTATGGCAATGGTTCGTTTCGCTTGTATGACATCATATAAAAGACGTTCATCTTTCTTTGACAATCCTTTGAATACCCGATCAAAAGACCTGTTGATAATCGCTTGAGCCTTACTGGTTGCACCCTTGCGAAGGTTGAAGCGCCGCACCGCTCGCAGTCCTTCTTCTCCGCCGTTTTTCAAGAGCGCATTCTTTACGTTCCCACTTACATCCACTGTGGCTCTTTTAATGCTATTTTTTAATCTTTGGTATCTGCCTGACTTTAGCTGCTTAATATCGGCGCGCTGTTTATCGAACATTTTCTGAGTCTTCTCTGACATCGTCCTTGCTTGTTCTATAGATGCTCCCATGGTCGATACATCCGCTTTCCCTTCCGACGGCACACCTTTGGCTTCGAGGGCTACTTGCTTTTCTGCGAACGGTTTAGTAAGGACGGGTTTCCCCGTTTCCAGCGGCGCTTCGGGTTTTGCGGGTGGCTCAACAGGAGCCTCTTTAGTCTCCGGTTCCGCCTTATATTTCTTAAACAGTGATTCAAGTTTATCCCTGGGTATAGGTTTTTTTGTGGTTTCCGCCTGTTTTTTTAAAGCTACCAAAGACCTGCGTAATGCCGGTTGTTTTGTCACAAAATAAGACTCCAACAGATAATTGAAAGCGTGATTTGCTAATTCCTTACTATCTATTGTGCCGTCCTTGAGTCCTCTAAGAACGTCGTCGGCGGTAAACCATTGTCCTGTTCCCGCTCGTATCTTGTCAAAAACAGCCAATGCGACAGGTATTCTTAACACCCTGTTGGTTATTGCTCCAGACACGGGGAATAGAGCGCCAATTACACCGCTGGTAGCTGTGCTCTTTAAAATATCCTCAACGGGCTTATCGCTGGTAGTGGCGGCTGGTAATACTTCAGACAATCCAGACGCCAGCCCTAATGTCGCGCCACTCTTGCCCATTGCTCCAACAAGTGTTTTCGGTACAGCTTTTTCCAATAATTTACTGGCGGTCTTGACAGGAGCGCCTTTAATAAAACCTAAAACGCTTGCACCCGCACCCGCCAGCGATCCCGCCGTTGATTTGGGTTGTAAATCACGCGCACCCTTTCCACCCGGCAAGGGAATTAAATCACTCAACCCGAACGTCGCCGCCGATGTGCCGCGTGCCAAAACGCTTTGAATCTCCTTGTAAAGACTCTGTTTTTCCGGTTCGGGTATCGGTATACCTAATACACGCGACCATTCTTCGTCAGTCATTCCACCACGCTTTTTGACGCTCTTTGCCCGCTGTGCCCGCAGTGCAGAGGGTGCAACAGCCGCGCTGCTTGCCGGAGCGGTAACGGGTTTAATCTCTGGCATTCCAAAAGACGGTGGCTTTTGAGTAGGTTCTGGTAATCCCCCGAACGTTTTGCTAATCAGCGATTTTAGCTGCGTTTGCCTATCCGTTTGCCCCGCTTGAGGCAACGATGGCGCTGCGCCACTAAACGTCCGCTGCACTAATGACATTAAACCTTTTTTCTTATCCTGTCCGTTCATTGTTTATTTAATACCTATTGTGCCCTGCTGAAGACCTTTGATAATAATCTCTATTATTTCATCGGTAAAATCTTCTGGTTTATAGTTCGCATATTCGGGATTAATCTTTACCAGCATATCCCTGAGCTTGATTTTCCCCTGTGCCTTTTCAGCGGGATCAGCGCTGCGCAACATACCAATTACCGCCCGTATTCCCGTAGCCGGTGTGGGCACGCTTAATTGACCAGCCCCGCCCGACGTAGGTGCACCAAAAAGATTAACTGAACCTTTTGGTATTTCTGTCGCATAGGGAAAAGGGGGCGCTACATTTTCTAATACCCCTTCCGAAGAAAACTCGTCTTTGACAGAGGATTCAATATACTCTATCGCTTGCTTGTATTCCGGTAATCTGCCAAATCGCTTTTTCCAGCGACTCAAAACCTTGCTATATGCCTCTTCTGGCGATATTACTTCCGGCCAAGAACTGTCTACGATATTATTAACTTCCTTCCAAAAATTAGACACCAGATTAGCTTTAACGGGTTCTGGCTCTGGAGGTTGATTCGCCTTAGCTAAATCCCTTTCCTTTTTTTGAATATCTAATTCTCCCTTTTTATAACCCTGCCCCCACTCCTTTGCTCTTTTCTGTGCGTTTCTTATCATTAAATTCAGTGTCCGCTCTGGAACACCCAGATTGAGAGCGTCTTCCCACGCCGCCCGAATAGCCGATTCGTCTCCCGTTTTAAGCCGCTCAAGCATTTTTTCCCGCTGTACTCTTTTACTTAAACTTTGTAGCCCCCTATATTTCGATTCCGGTATATCAACGCCTTCTTTCGCAAGATCGAGCCAGCGGGCAAATTCCTCGCGCTCCGGTCGCCCCTTATTCAAATCCAATTTTTGTTGCTCGTTCTGAATCTGCAATTCCCGCAGCATCTTGGTGAGCATAGCTTCCGCCGCCTTGCGTTTCCGCTCCTCTACCGCCTGCCGCCCGCGCGTCATTCCACGCGCTGTCGGTCCAAGTATGTCTAACATGTTCATGCTGTATCACCACCGTTATCGTTGCCCCAACTATTAATCCAATCTCCAAATTTATCCCAGTCGATATTCTCCGTCAGCCATTGCGCTAAATCCGACATATTCCCTTGACTTTGACCGGCTAATCCACTAAGACCCATCATAATGCCGTAGGGATTGGTGAAAGGATTATCGGGGTCAAGAAGGTTCTTGTATTTTGCCAGAATGCTGTTCTCCGCGCCGATGCCGCCCGCGCCGAACTCGGTCTCCCACTTAAAGAAATCGCGTTCACCCGTCAGATATGCCAGAAGGTTCTCAAAGTCCATCTGCTGTGTCGCTCTGTTGAACTCCGCTTCCTGCATCGCCTGCTGGAACTCCATGTCGCTAATCTGTCCACCTGCCAGTAGTCTGCTTAAATCCATCTGCTGTTGTTGCAGGTTCCGGTCAAACAACTGTTGTGCATAATCGCTAACTTGACTAAACCGCTGTCCCTTCTCATAGCGCCCCTGCTGCTCAGCCTGCGAGGCAACATCCGTTATAAATCGCCGTGCCTGATCTTGATAGTTAATAGCGTTTTCCATGAGCCTGCGCCCTGTCTCGCCCGACCGCAGGAACCCCTGTTCGTTCATCCACTGTGCAATCGCCCGCGCGTCACGTTCCCCCTTAATATCTATATCTTTAAGTTGACCCGAATACCGGTTGCGTAGTTGCTCCTCAGTCGGGAACAAATCCTTACCCGACAAATAATTCTTTGCATATTCAAGCAACTGCTGCCCTAAGAGGTCTTCGCCTTCGCCGGGCGGAGTGGGCGGTGCAGGTGGTTCTGGCGGAGTCGGCGGCGGAGGATTGTCAGCGCCCAGTTGCCCATATAAATCGTTGTAATAATCATCCCACTGCTTTTGTTCATAATCTAAATCGCTCAAATACTGGTTATATTCATCCTGCGTTATTGAACCCTGACTCAGCGCCCAATCGAGTTCCTGTTTTCGGCTGCCGTAATACTGATTCCACTGTGTCCGCTGTGCCAACAAATCGTCCATTGTAGTGGCTGGCGTCATTCCCTCAAAATCAAACGGCGTTATTGTTGATTTCCACGTAGTCGTGCCGGGCGGTTGGTTTGACGCGTTCGGTTCTTGATAGTTTTTATAATAATCCTCCAACTGTTTTCTTAAATCGCCGAGCATCCCCTGTGCCTGTAAATCAAAACCGGGCTGTCCGTAATTATCTTGAAACTTCTGTGCCGCATCCTGATAAAGCCCAAACAATTGCAAGGGGTCCATCGTACCCGCTTGCAATTGATTCTGGAACTTCTGAACGGCTGTATAATAATCGTTTAATGGTTTAAAATAATTCTGGAACTGTTCATTGGCTTGCCGAAACTGGTCGGTATAATACTGTTTTGTAGCTCGGTCAATTTGCCCGTCCGCCAACGCTTGGTTGAGTGAGGCAAAATACTGATTCCTATAATTCTGCCACGCGACCTTTTGCTCTTGCAATCCGCCAAAATCATACGCCGGGCTTTCTGTATAATTCGGCGGCTGTACGCCAGCGTCCCATACTGCTTTTGGGGGCGGAGCGCCGTCCGTACCAGCCCCACCGCCAAGTTGCGCATCTGTTGTTCTATAGTACTCATCCCATTGATTTTCTTCGGCATTTAAATCGTTTAAATACTGGTTGTATTCATCTTGTGTGATTTCTTTATTGCGCAACGCAAAATCAAGCTCTCGCTGTCGTAATTCGTAATATTGTTCCCACTGTTTTTGTTGTGCCAACAATTCATCTATCGTAGTGGCTGGCGTATTCCACGCATTAAATGGAGTCATTGACGATTCCCACGTACCTCTATCGGGAGGCGCCCCCTCTGGAGGCGGTGGCGCTGCACCGGCTGAAGGTGGCGGTGGCGTAAACTGATTCTGTTGATAGGCACTGTTAAATCTATTACCACTTAAATCGGACAACACGTTCCCCTGCTCGTTCAACGGCGGGTGCGCGCCCGGTGGAATCGGTCGAAACGTGCTCCCTTGTTCGCCGAAAAAAGGCGCCGTCTTGCGTGTCCGCCGGATTACCCGCCCCTTGTCATCATATTGCTCATGCAGTTCATCGCGCGAATACGGCGAATCGAATCCCCTGTAAAATGGCGAATCATAGTTTGTGCCAGCGTTGCCCGGACGCGACATCGGCAGCCCTGAATACGAACCGCCCTTCTGCGCCGGAACGCGCTGCTGCCTGAACCCGCCGCGTTCTACACGGGGCAACAACCGGTCGGGACGCGGACGTACGTCAATGCCGCCTATCCTGCCTTGGTTGGTCAAAGACGGCAGCCGTGCATTCTGCGTTTGACCCGTCTTATAACGCCGTGAATAACTCTGGTAATTCGGTATTGAATAGTTTAACATAGACCATCACGACACCTTATGTTTTTTTATACAGGCGGATATTTCGCTCCGGGCGGTCGCCGGTATCCCCTGCTTGGTAATGGCAGTATCCCGCCCTGAACCGGACGGCGAAACTGCGCATTGTTTAATGCCTTGTTGAAAAACTTCTGTATATCCGTGCCCTGAGGACGCTTGAACGGCACGGTTGGTCGATTCATCTTACCGTATGCCTGCTGACTCAACCACCCCAGCGCGCTCTTGCTTGTTTCCGGTAGCCACGTGAACTCGCCTCCCGGCGTTGTATAAGAAGCTTTCTGTCCCGGATTCTGATACCCGTAATAACCAGGACCCGTATATGTATTCCCACCGCCGCCGCCGCCGTCGCCGTCACCACTGCCGCCACCATCGCCTCCGCCGCCAGATACCTTTGGATTTATGTCGCCAGTACCGGGAATGTTGAAAATAGACTCAGGGTCGAAATACTTCTTTTTCCACTCCTCGAAACCTATGTCGCCTCCGGTTTTATCTTGCCATTCCAACCATTGGTCGCGCGCCGCCTCATCGATGTCTTCCTGTGTCCAATTAAAATAATTATATTCAGTCGTTCCGGGTTTATTGAACCCGAACGTAAAAGGTGCAGTCGTCAGCGGGGGCGGCGCTTCGCCGGTTCCAAGATATGGATTTCGCGTATCTGCTTGAAGCCGGTTCATGTACTTGGCGGTGCTGAACGGCGTGGTTTCGTTAAGAAGCTGTCCGATTTTACTCAAATATGGTAGCCGTAGCTTATCCATCTGCGCGTCACGCAGTTTACGCCGCCGCATCTCATAATCGGACATCTGCCGCTGGCTGCCAACGTACCCCCTGTAATTCTCAGTATCCTTCCCGCCGCCGCCCAAAAGATTTCCAAGAAAACTCAAACCTAACTTCGCACCCGTTTCCCATACCCACGGTGGAACGTACATCCTTAATCACCTCTCATTTATGCTGCCGGAAGCCAAGTAACTAAATCGTTCAGCCAGACTTCCGCTTGGTCGGGTATGGTTATACCCGTCTCTGTTATCGGTTCACCGCCGATTATTATTGTCAGTTTATACTTTAAATTACTGATTGCCGAACTGCGAAGCACGGTCAGCTCTGCATATCCCGATTTCTCCTCACAGCGTACACCCACGTTCTTTTCTGTAGAATATATCTTAGCGCTATTAAACTCAAATATCTTGTCCGCATCTTCCGGCACGAGCTTCACTATCGGACGATTCTCGCCGGTATATACAGCGCCGTTGGATTTCTTGACGTACACCTTCACGATACATTCGCTGGACGTGTCGCCCGGCTTGATTGGACCAGCATACCGGCTGTAATTCAGGTTGCCGTCCTGTGCCCGCAGGCGGTAATAAAACGAGCGCGGGTCAACATCAACATCCCTGAACGACACCCATGTGCCGCTTGCCGGAGTGGTTATCTTGCCGTCAGTAACCAGTGCGAATGTCCCGTCAAAAGTCGCACACCGCTCCAGATAATAATACGATGTCAACGAATCCCGTTTCCACTTGAAATATCCTGTGTTGTTATATCGCTCGCCGTCATAATAAAAGTCAACGGGACGAGCAACAATAGGATATGCCGCCTGTGTCATCAATGTTTCTTCTTGTGTCCCGCCTTCGCGTGTTCTCGGCATTTATTTCCACCACCTTAATGGATTGGTTTTGTTATCCCTGACGACCAGCGCACGTTGATAATGCGCGGGAGCGTATTATCCATGTAAGCGAACTTCCGCCCGTTCCACCACTGTAACGTAGCCCAGAACTTACTCGCCTGATATGCCGTCTTTCCGACATAATAAGCCGTAGTATCTACCATGTCCCGCTGATAGCGGTCGAATAGATAATAATAGGTGCTGTCGGGATTGCCGTTGCCCGCCAGCGTTACCTGCACGGTATCCGCGCTAAGCCGCGTCAGCGTCAGCGTCGGTTCGGTCGGGTCGGTAAAAAGCGAATCCGCCTGTAACTTTGACGGAATGGTCGCCCCTGAATCGTCTCGCACGATACTGAACTGGTAAACCGTATTGTATGAAAGACCGCCCAGTGTATAAGAACCAACCACGCCGTCCGCCTGTGTCCGCGCCAGAGTGTCGATGTCGCCGGTCATAACATTGGTAACGCGGTACTGTATGCCCGTGCCGGTCGTATCCGCAACATACAGCGTCAAACTGGTAGAATCGCGGTAGCCTATAAAAAAGCTGTCGATCCGGCTGCAAGAACGTGCGGTATAATATCCCTTCCAGTTGACAACGCTGTCAGGGTTGACGCCGCCGAGCCGCAGAACATACTTGCCCGCCGTGTCCACCTTGCCCGTGATAACGCTGCCGTCATAGTTCTTGACGGTATCTATGAGCATTGTGCTGGAAGTATCCCCGTCCTCACCGTAATAAACGCTCCGCGTCGTATCGTAGAGCACAAACATAATGTCCGTGTCGGCGTCGGCGACCGTGAACTTCAGCGAATCCGCCGCCCACCCCTTGTACGTGAACGTCGCCGGTTTATCCTCATAAGTATACTGAATCATGCGCGTCATCAAAGTATCTCCGCCGTATGCAAGACTCTCCTTGACGGCGACATACAGCGTACATAACTGGTTCCAATCCCGCGTCGCGTCAGTATTGGTATCCGTCCATGTATAAGCGCCGCTTCCGCCCGCACTCTGCACGGAATCCAGTATAGCGCCCGCCGTGCCGTAGAGATACAGCACAAGCCGCGTCCCGCTTGAATCTTTCGCGCTGAACCGAAATGCCGTCTTGCTGATAGGCGTCATGGTTTCACCGTAGGGATTCCACAATCCCCCCGTAACTGTGCCTATGGTCAGATAACCAGTCCCACTGTAGTCATAACCAAAAAAATACTTATTTGTAGTGAGATAATCCGCCGCAAATCGGTTCATACCCGTCATGCTGAAGGTAGATGTATCGCTGAACATAAATGCCGTATCGTTTACAAGATTTACCGAAACGGCTTTGCCATTATTTTCAGGAGCCTCATAATTAATAACAAAATTATCAACTCCTGTTTTTGCAAGACTCATACTTGTTACAAGGTCGCCATGATAAAAAGCAGTACCTTTATAAAAGTAAATCGAATCATTATTCACAATACGCCCGACTGCCACTTTTGCCGTATCAATTGCACCATATAAATCAACATAACCCGCAATAAGGGTGCTGTCGTTCAACAATAACAAATCACCATCATAATTAATGTTTGCGGGCTGAATATCAAAGCGGGGGGAATATGTTATAGTGTCTCCATGTGTTGCAGAATAATATCCTATATATGCCCTCCCCTGTACATCTATAAAAACAAAACTGGTATCCGTTATAGCAACGGCCGATTGATACCCCACAGTTCCACCACCCGCATACTCGGTAGAATCTCCAAGTGTTACCGTGCCATCGGAAGTATAGGTTGCCCTACGCGTAAATCCATTGTTGGTATGTGCAGCATAAACAAGTATATATGTTGTATCATTAAGGCGAACAACATCACCATTACCATTGACGTTCAAACCATCAACAAGTGTGGAATCAGTAAATCTCAACGTGTCCGCTTCATATATACCGACGACAGTAAAAATTTTATCTGCCGTCATATCTGACACATAAGAAATAGCAAACAGAGAATCGTTCAAACGGCAGACCGCTGGCACATAATTCGAGATATTACCAGCAGGAAATGTGTATGCGCTTCCTATTAAAATACTGTCACCTGAAACCCGCCCGAATCGAGCTTCACCCCTTTTGGGCGTCCCACTATTCTCATAAATAACAACCGCCGATGTATCCGTCAGCCTGGCAACCGATACACTGCCACTGGTAACATTTGCAAAGTCCCCGCCTTCCGTGCTACCGAACGATATAACCGCCGCACACCATAACGCCAGTCCCAGCAGACACGCCCCGATTACCGCTATCTTTTTGTATTGTATCATCTTAGCTTCCATATCCCCGCTAATTTTAGTAAGTCCACGCTTATTGTCGTAAACCGCCCCGTCCCGATGTATCCGTCCACAATTCGCCCGCCCCGCACGGTCGGATAGTATATGCTGTGCCGGTTGAAAAACGGGTCGTTGTACGCCGGAAACCCCGCCTTAGCCGTCTTATAAACGACGCCGAAAACCAACGCCCGTATCAGCGCCGCCCTCAAAGCGCTCTTCGTAAAATCTTTGTAAGACATTTTATCAATAAAAATCGAACGCGCCATGTTAAGCGAAGCCATAATGAGCGAAATATCCCGAAGCGCCTTATACGTATGCCAATCCTCTTTGCCTTTGAAGTATCTGTTCGTGCCAAGATAATGTTCCTTTGCATCTTTTACGCCGTCAAAAAAACTGTGCGCCACTACCCATGAATCCAGTCCCGGTACGTACCATTTGTTCGCATCCGTCAGCCGCAGAAACGCGCCTTTAACCGGCTTTCCCACAAAATCCTTAACCTGCGCTCCCGCCGCATCGCAAAAAAATGTCATTACCACCGCAAAAAGAACGATATAAAATATCGCGGCGCCTATCGTGTATTTGAACCGCAGCGCCCGTCTCATTAACCGCCGCCCCTGTTCCAACCATGCCGCTTCTTGCCGTTCCAGCCCGATGGTTTCCCCCTGTATAAAACATTTCCAAGAGTCCTTATTTTGCCTTTATTTGAATAGTACAACGTATCGCTGGCATATCCCACGATCCTGATCCAGTATGTCGTTTCCGGCGTCAGATTATCTATAACGCCGGTCGTATCCGTTCCAAACATTTTCAGGAGTGTTGAATCCGCATCGTTAATTGCTCTCATGCTATCAAATGCCGTTTTAACAGCGCCGTAAGACGTGTCCCATTCAGCCGTACAGGATGTTAGCCCGATGTCAGTCAGCCGCAGATTGTTGACATATCGGTCATCCAACGTCGTAAAGCTGAGCGGACCAGTATAAAAAGTGTCAACGCCGTCATAGTACGCCACAATCCGATAGTTGTAAAGAGAATCTTTCGTCAGCGTTTTTGCCGAGTCCAGCATCCCGCTGGTCGAATGCCAGAAATTCTCAAGCTCGCTGCTGTCCGACGCCGATATTACAACAAACGAATCCAGCCCCGTCGTTGCTGCCGTATCGAAAGAAATAATTGCCGACCGGTACGTTGTGTCACTTACAGTAACATTGGACACATTAAAGCCTCCGGCGGTATATTCATAAGCTCCCCTGTCCCAAAAACCATCGGCGCCTCTGACATTACCTAATATATCAACATTATATGGAGAAGAAAGAGGAACACCGGCAGCAGTCGCCTGCTTAAGTCTGAAATCATCATTAGCCGAATCAATAAACGGGTCGCCTGTTGTAACAACATCATTTGAATCGGGATAAAAATTACCGGTACAATTATAATAAATATTATAATCGTGATAGATTGCAGGGTCTCCAGTGGCATCAGCATTGTCTAAACGTGGATGAATACAATTATAAAACAAATTATTGTAAGCTCTGCTGGTAGCGTTTGTCGTATCCGACAAAGTGCCCACAAACAATGCGCCTCGCCCCCCAAAGTCAACACCGATAAAGGTATTATGGTACATATCACAGTTTCTAAAAGCATCTGTTCGATATGACTCCGCAAGACCAAATCCTGCCGTTAAATCCCCGCCAATAACAAGATTATTATATATGTTCCAATTATAGTTCTCCTGATTATGCCCTCCTAATATAAAAACCAATGGGTCTTTAAACGTATTATTCCTTAATATTACAGTACTATCTGTCCCTGAAGAAATCGCCTGACCATGATTTTGTGAACTACTCCAATTAGCATCGAAATAATTGCCTTCTATAATACAATTACGCCAAAATCGAATAAGCATATTAGAAGAGCCGAATGCCAAATAATTATTTGATATAGTTATTTGTTCTGCCGCATAACCTGCATTGCGAGGAGCTGAATAAATACTCATATTAGCCAGCGCTCCTCCGTTACTTGCAGCTTCACCAGGACACGCCAGAGACGTATGAGAAAAGGTAATATGATCTACCTGTGAGGTACCGTAACCCATACCTGGCATTCCTACTAAGTAATGTTCAACAGTAGTATCGCCATCCCAGGTTACCTTGAACCCGTATGAGGTAGTATCACTTCCGGAGCCTGTAACACCGTCCCATATATAGTATCCATTAAGAAAGTTTATTTGCTCTGTAAATATTGCCTGCCCATCACCGTATGAGCTGTCCCATCCTGTGTCAGTGCCGTGCGCTGATTCGGTTGCTTTCTTGATATAAATATACGTGCTGTCATCTTCAGCATCGTCAAAAGTATATTCTGAATATGTACTATCTGCAATATAATAAGTATCTCCGCGTATTAAAGTTGCAGGTAATTCCGTCCACGCATTCGTCCAGTCTGTACCATCATTATTACCTGTAGCTCCGGCGCGTACATAATGATAATTTTGGGAAGGCGCTGAAAGCGTTGTAATGGTGTCGGTTAGTGAATAAACTATTGTATCGACCGGAGCGTACATCACCGCAATCAGGGTATCGAGAGTATTGATCGTCAAATTGCTTAGAGTACCCGCCGTGTCCGCCAGAGACCCGCTCGTGAATACACCGTAAACTGTCGCCGTATCTGTCGCGTCATACACAATGATACTATCCCACATAGAAAAATCGCCGGTATCGGCATGAACGGTATAAAGCGCCGTATCCTGTCCCGCCGCATAAACATCAAAGTTTGTAAGAGTACGCGGTGAATCACCGCTCCCTGTATGATATGAGACAATTATTTTTGCGCTGTCCTCAAATTGTATTTTTTCTTCATTAGTTGGGGTGTCTGCTGTTACATCTTCACGGCTCAGTATCACCAATTTAAGGCTGTCTCCGATGTGAGCCGTAATACTATCAAGCCCTGACTGCCTCATATACATCACGTTGTCGTCTGCCGAATAATCCCCTGAATAAAGTGAAATTGCCAACGAATCTCCCGTATATGTCTGCATTCCGCTTTGCCAGCCAATGAACGCATTAAACTCTGATGTAACAATTGAAGAATATGTCGCCACATAAATATTATACCAAAAATGAGTACCGTAATTAGGGGTCCTGCCATCAAATATAATTTTTGCACTATCAATGATTGCGCCTCCCGGAATATCGCCAAAACCAAAGGTGAGAAACGCACGAACAATAAGACTATCTCCGCCAAAATCATCGTATTGCCCGAACCAAAGATAAGTGGATTGAGCGCCATCGCCGGTCGTCGCCCCCCGTGCTACACTGTAAAGCGAATCAGAAGCGTATATGTATCCATCGTCGAACGCGGTGCTCGTATCATGCACCGCCGTCTGTCCCCACGCCGTGCCCGACACCGCCATAATCAAGCATATATATAACAATGTTTTCATATTCATTTTAAGTCATCACCCCAAATTGAAGCATCCGCACTATCTCGGAAGCGCGTACCGGATACCGCCTGTACCACCGGCTGTCCATCGCTTCCGCCGCTACAAGCGACCAATCTATAGGGTCTCGTTTTAAGGCGGCTACCATCTTACGAAAACCCTTAAATCCCTCCAGTCCAAATATATACATCATAGTAACAAGCGCATTAAACCTTACCACATTCTCATATTTCAGCTTGTTCACAGGAATAACCTGTTTCAAGTTTTCAATCGCTTCATCTATGTCTTCGTCAAGCAACATTTCCGCAACCTGCTCCGACATCGGATTATCTTCAAGGTTATGCCCGTAACCGACCGTCAGTTTGCCCGCCGGACATTTATAAACGGTCTCCCTGAATCCCTCGTGCCGTTTTATTAAATCCGTCAATGTTTCCATGTTAGTCTTCACGCCACACCTTTATATAAGCGGTCACGCCCGCCATCGTGCATTGAAAATAAGCCCGTATGTTCGTATTGGCAGTCGTTCCCTTTGTGATAATGCCGTATGAATACGCCCCCTCAATGGCAATTACATGAAACCTGTTCGGTATCTTGCCGAGATTATGCATAAACGCCGTATCCGTATTCGCTTCACTAAACGTACACGTCAACACCTCATAATTCAGCATCTCGTTGATTTTATCAACTACCGTACTCAGCGCCCTGTCAATCCATGCGCGCCCCGTGTGTATCCTGTGTAACGGCGAAATGCCCATTAAACCGCCCTCGACATTCCATGTTCATACGAATCTACGCGCACGCCATGTATTGCGTAATCTTTCACAATGCCTGAATTGCCAATTCCTAAAAACAACGTCTTCCCCGTCAACCGCGGCAGCGCAATCGTATGTTCTTTGAATGCGTAATTCTCCCACACCTTTTCTTGGTCAAACTTCACGCTGTTGAATAAATCCGGCGTCTCAAGACCGGTAAAATCTATGCTCCGCGATTTCGGCAACACCGTGTTCCCGTCCGAATCCTCAAGGTTCTCTAAGTCCGTTGAATAGGTAAACTTCAGCGTAAGCGGGCTGACGTTCGCCAGCAGTATGTGCGCATTATGATAAGCCTTCTCGTAAACCATGTCTCCGCCCGTGAACGGCCCAAGAATCAACTGTGAATCAATAGGATTGCCGTCATCGTCAAACCCATAGTCCGCACGACACACAAGCCCGTTCCGGTCGCCGAAATAGAGTATGTCGCTGTTTTCGCTTTCCCCGACCGCAAAACAGTCCGCATCCCAGCCGGTTATGGTAAAAGCGGCGGCATCCCTGTTGAAATCAAACCCCAGTATGAAATTGTTGTAATCCAGCGTCTCCTCTTCATACTTGAGCGTGACGCTCAGCAGATACCATTTCTTCTGTTGGTTGTATCCCTGATAATAAGCGGCACACGCATACTCGAACCTGTCTGTATTGAATCCCCGAAAATATCTATCTACGTTAGTCGAAAACTTCTGCACGGCGCTGCCATCGAATACAACCACACCCTGCTTGGAAAGCCATACTAAGCCCAGATCGGTATTAGCCATAGTCGCTTGCGAAAGACAGCCAGTGTCGCCAGAAACAAGAACCTGCCCAAAGTTCGCACTGCTACTGCCGGTAAGTATCTCGGTCTGGTTTACCGATGTTATTACAAGAACATCACTGTGGGCGTCTGACAGTATCCCTGAAACCGGCTCGTTGAGTTTGACGTTGAAAATATCATTAGCATCCCAGTCTTGAAACGGTGTTACCGTCGGCGTAATCGGTGAATATCGTACTTGATTATAGTGAATTTCGCCGCCTGCCGTATCACGGTATACCGCCGCAAAAAGCTGGTTTTTATGAACCGCTATATACTTCGGATAGGGAATGTTGCTGTAAAAGCCGCCCTCGCCGTTATCATCTACCGTCGTCCATCCGGTCGGAACGCCTTCATCATCAACCGTGCCCGCCCATTTCTGCATCTTGTCCGTGCCGTTGGTTGCAATGAATGTCCCGTTGAATGTAACGCCGCACCATTGCAAGCCCGCCGTTAATCCCGTCTGTACAAAGGTGTCCCAGTCGCCCTTCGTCTCGTTGAATACGTGCGCACCTGTGCCTGCAAAAGCAACCCAGTGACCGTCCCCCGCTTCTGTCTGTGTATAAAACAGCGCATCAATCGGCAGTTCCGTCACAGCATCCGTATCAAATATCGGAGTCTCGGTAATACGCTGCATTCCCCGACGCCGCACAATATTGTTTCCCTCATCATACACCATGTTCTTCATCATCACGGCATATTCCGACATTAACCTGACCGGCGATTCGTCGGGATTCGCACCCTGACTGGTATTATATAGGCGCTCTATTATGATGTGCGGTCACTCTGCCTTTTTGGTTTATTGTGCTCGTGCTTACCTTTCTTAGAATAATGGTCTGGCAAATGAAACCCTGACGGCAATGAGCTATTCCCCTTTTTCTTGACCCAGAGCACGCTTATCCAATCCCACCTACTGACATTTGTTTCCCGCTGACCTGCATTCCTGTTTCGTCTCGGCATATCATTCTGCGTCCCGTATAAGTCGGGGTTTCTTAACCCTCATAACACGCCCCGAAGCTGAAGCTAATATTTTCTCCCATTCCTTCTTATATATTTCCGCAGACGGAGAATGTGCAGTGGCAAACATCTTCCAGACAACATATATGGGAATATCATCCTGCAAAACGCGCGGTATCTGCGTGTCCTCTGTGGTCAGTTTATCCAATGCAACGATATCTCGATAATAATAAAACCTGACCGTGCCCGTTATGGTTTTCATTACCTTGAACTTGTCATCCGCTATAGTCCACTGAAAATTATTGAGTTTATATAGCGATTCTGGAAATGAATCGGCGCTCCAGTCAAGTTCAAGCTCAATAGGTGTTCCATCAGAATAATTGTACGCGGCAATACCAATGCGGAAATCATCCGGCAGGTCTTTCTCATATTCCCCGCTCGCAAACGTATATGGCTCATAAGTCAAGCCATAGTTCTGCCCCGCATCGAGTACCTTGTTCCAGAGTGCGCCTCGCGCTTTTTCAACGGTTTTTACCATTTCCGCCGACGTATAAAAATTGCTCGACGCCGGTTTGTTGAACAAAAGCCAGGACTCGTCAATGTAATCCTGCATTGTCTTGTTTGCCATACTACACCAATACCTCTCAGATGCGTATTTGCTCAACGATTGCGCCTGACGGCGCGCCAGTCTGTGTGATGCCGAAATCGTTCGCCGGTGCAGGCATTACATCATAATACTGTGCCAGCTTGGTCGGAACAATCTCACCAACCACAACACCTGAATAATCTTTCTTTGCCAATTGTTCACGCCACTGCTTTATTTTATTCTTGATCTTCTGCTCCCGAATGAAAGTACGAGCCTGTTCAAGTTTCGGAGGTCTATCTTCCTCCTGAAGGTCTTTCTGCTGCGCTTTCTGCTGGCGCTCAGAATAACGCTGTTTCCGCGTTTTCTCCATCTGGTCGACATGAACCAGCCACCGCTCATAAGCCCTTATCTTTCCTTCCAATATCAGGGCTTTTAACTGGTTTTTAAAACCATCAAACTCTTTTTGATCCGGTGCATTAATGACTTGCACATTCAGTCTGAATTTCGCATCTTCAAATGCCACAAGCCCGCGTGCGCCATACTCTCTCTCAAGCAACCGGGCATCCGAATCGTTGATGTCATAAAACTTTCCCGGATATAACTCAAGCGGAATTTGTCTGATGTCCAATAACAACCGCGGAACCCCGTGTTCGTCGGGATAATCATCCAGCCACGGGTCTGTGCCGGGTTCAAGTAAATAACCTAATACTGCCATACTGCCTCCTGTTATTTGTTGTCGCTTTCAGTATTAACATACACTCCCGCGCCGGGAATGTTTTTAATCGTTGCGGCGATTTCTCTTTCTTCCGCAACCTCTGCGGAACTCATCTTCTCAAGCCAGGGCTTACCGCCGGTTCTCCGGTTTCCTGAATCACGCCGCCATGACCCCTTACCAAGATTGTGCTCATCACGCGCCTGCTCGTAATAAAGGTCTGCATCGTCTTTGTACATATTCAACCAGTCCTCATCAGCCTTCCGCGCCGCTATTTCCCGTTTGCGTTCATCTTCAGCGTCTTTCCTTATCTGCCACGTTTTAATATCTATCTCGCAACGCGGCACGATGTCCACGACCCACATTCCCATCTGACTTACCGGAACTGCATCAAGCCATTTAACACTCTCTTGCACATGTATTTTCCGCGTCATTGCATTTACGCGGTCATACACATGATAAGTGAATGCCGGAGAATAACGTAGAAACGCAAAATTTCCCGTCATTCTATCCCATCGAATATCAATGAACGGGTCAACAACCTGTATCGCTTCAAGAATACGCTCATCCGGCTCATATAGCTTGTTTCTATATCGTCTCCGCAACTTGTGTTCCGGTATCCTGAATATTCCCATCCCAACCTCACAACCATTTAAAGGCGGGCGGGTTTATCCCGAAGTTTCGGAACGCCCCCGCCCATAACCTTGTTTATTTCACCGTCTGGCTGGTGTAAATGTCGCCTAAGCGACCGTTTTTCTTTGGCGCTTTACATGCGACTTCCATATAGCTCCTGAAGTAACTTCCAACATTATCCTTATTGCCAGACAACGATTCACTCTGCCACTTGCCTCCTGAATCTCCCCACTGATCGGGCTGAACTTCATACTTATTCCATGTCGTCGGTTCATAGAAGAACATATCATCCGCGGGACAGTCAGTATCCTTGATAAGTTCATGACCCTGAAAGTATAACCCGGTATGTCCACCCTTAATAGCCTTGCCCTGTTCGTACCGCGCCGCAGGAACGTGCATCAAATAATACTCGTTATAGACCGGCTGGTTGCAAAGCAGCTCAAGGTTCATCTCGCCACTGCCTGTATTCGCTTCAATAAGGTTAAGAACCTCAAACATGTTCATTTCCGTCAAGGGCGTTGGCGTACCGCTAAAGGTCTTGACGTTGCTTGCCCATTCTTCATACGTTCCAACGTTGACGCCGAAATACGTGCCTGAAGAGATAATCCCGGATTTGAACCCGCAAATATTCTTCGTGGCGGTCGTATCGCGGTCGCCCTGCATCACAACGGTATCTCCCGAAGCAAAACTTGTGTTGCATGTATCGCTGAAGGTTACTGTGTATGCTGGACGATCAATGGTGCTGATGGTAATAGATTCAACATTTGCCGTTGTTTCCGTACCCGCATCCGCTATATCGACAAGCATACCCGGCTTTAACCCGCGCGTATAATCGGGCGAAGCCATGGTCATGGTTGTTGCAGTCGGACATTCAGACCCCACTGCGAGCGTACCCTTAGCATCTCGAAAAACATGCCAATTCTGTAGCTTGTAGAAAGTCTTCATGGCGGCGAGTTCCGCATTGGCTTTCGCAACAACATAAGCGTCTTTATAGTTCTGTGCCAGTGCAATCAACTGATTTGCCAGATGAACCCGCGTATACCGGTATTTAGCCGTGATAATGGGGTTCTGCCACGCCGAACGCTGTGCAATCGGCAGAGTTTCATCCACATTACGAGCGCCGGTCGAACCCCAGGGTGCTGTGGTATTAACCGATAAATAAATACCGTTACCGCGTATTTTTTCCTTAGCAACCGGAATCCGTCCGAATGTTGGTGCGCTCGTGTTCATCAGTTCTATTGCTTTTTCCGCCTGTTGACGTTTTAGTGCTTCAGTAACATCTGTTGGTCTTAAAACAGCCACTTAAAACCACTCCTTTCAATATTAAACCAGCCCCGACCTTCTTGCTCTATGCTCTATTCGTTCAATTTCGCAAGTTCAATAGCGGCTTCCTGATAACTCAATTCCTTAATCTTGTCAGCAGGCAGCGTCTTGACATCAACGCCTGAAGAAGCGCCGCCGGGAACGCTCTCGGCTTGCCGTTTTCTTTCTTCAGCCTCTTGGTATTTCTTAACGCCGCGCATTTCAACCTTCTCAATCTCAGCCTTCTTTTTGGCAAGATACTTCGGGATGTTCTTTTCCCAGTCAGGGGGAGCAACGCCCATCTGCTGCGCCTTTTCGTAATCAGCCCAGATGCGTTTGGTGCAATATTCGCGATACTGTTCCTTGTCTTCCGGGTCGACATCCTTGAACTCAGGCGAGTTCATCTTCCGCTCAAATATTATATCAAATCGCAAATCCTGCACATCATTCACCAGCCGGGCGTCGCGTTCACGCGCTTGCTGGTCGCGCCGCTCAAATTCCTGTTTCTGCTGGCTCAGGTCTCGATACAACGCTTGAGTATTCTGGATGTTTTTCTCCAACACGGCGCGCGCAGGGTCGGTTTCATCAAGTAACGCAAGGGCATTTATATCCTCTTGATACTTAGTCGCCAAATCCTGCTGAGTCTGCTCTACCTGCTGTGACGTTTTCGGTGTCGCTGTCTGCCCCTTGCCTATAAGAGAATCAAGGAGCGCCTGTTTTTCGGGACTGGACATAGCTTGTTTGCTTACTACCTGTCCTATTTTTGCAAAGGGCAATAACGATTTCAGTTCCTCGTAATCAGCCTGCGCTTCAAGTTGTTCCTTGTACTTATTCTTCTCTGCCGTTATCTCATTGACGCGCGATTGAGGAACCATGTTCTCTGTGCCCTTTTGGTCTGCCGGTGACGAATCGACAGGAGTCTCCCCCGCTTTTTCCTGAGGAGCCTCATTCGTCTTTGTTGTTGCCGCCGGAGTCTCTTCCGGTGTAGGTGTTTCTTCTGACATAACTAACCTCCACAACTTTTTCTTAACGTTGATATTTACGCATATCTGCGAGTTCAGCCGTTCGTGGCTGTAACGCATTCACTTCCCGCACCCTGACAACCGTAGACGCATCCCGGCGTCAGAGCTTAATGCTTATATACTGACCACAGGGGGCGCGCTCTGTGGCGACGGCATACCTCCCCGCATAGCCTCAACCTGCGGCGGTGGCGACGCCTGCCCGCCCGGAGGCGCTCCCTGTTCCATTTGCATTCTATTCGCTAAAGCATTTTGTACTTGTTCATAATATTCGCCGCATACCCGATTGGCGTGTTCGAGTAGTTCGGGATTATCTTTCACCAGTTCTTCAAATGAAGGACTGATAATCCACGACCTCAACACCCGGTAAACAGTCTCATCATCGTCAAACTGGTTAATCGGTTCATACCGCGACACATTATAATCCCCGCCCTTCAGGCGGTCGATAATACGCTCAGCCTTCTTCTCGTCATCCGAATAATCAGGGGTAAACTGCGGCAGCCCCGCCTTTTTGACGATTTCGGTGCGCATCTTCGGGTCAACCCGGTCAATGACCTCACGATCCATAAGGTCAAGAGCAAACTGCATATCAATAGTGTGCGACCGGACGCCCCCAGTTCCCGTGTCCATGAATACATTAAAATTATTGCCAATATCCTTGCTGTTAAAACTCACAACTTCCGGCTTGCCGTCTTTGCCGATAATGTCAATCTGCTGATCGTAATCTGCAAACTGCTGCAAATACATCAACTTGCGCCTGTGGTATTGAATATCCTGTTCGTCAATGCCCTCAAGTATCGGCAAGAGTCTGTCCTGAGCGTTTTCCTGCTTGATTCCTATAGCAATACCCGATTCTTCGCCGGCGCCGGTTTCCCCCCTGATGATTTGCTCCGCGCCGCTCACGCGATACATGTCGAGCTTCAAATCCTCCCGCCGCTTCCACACGCCTATCGGCAAATCAACGCCCGGTATTATCTGTGGCGCCGGTTGGTTCGGTTTATAATCAAAATTCCAGATTTCACCCTCAGAACCGCTAATATCCTTCTGGAGTAGACCGCAGTCATTCGTCACAATTATCTTTGACCCGATGCTCTTTTTCGTCCAGATAATAATGTGGCGGTCAAGCTGATTGAACTGCTTCTGTATCGGAATAAGCGGCTCAACAGCGCCCTGCGCCCAAAACATTCCCGGCACAATAGAATACTTGAAATGGATATAGGGATAATCCATGTATTTCTTTGGCAGGTTGTCAAAATACGGCATCCGTTCTTTTTTATAAAGTATCTGTCCCTTCGTGAGCAGAACAACCAGCCCGTTAGGATATTCCTTGCAGGGGCGCTTATAATGCTCATATATTCTCACCATCCCGGACGCGGCTACGGCAGGCGGGTTGCTGACGTCTCCGCCCAGCATGGCGACATCCGCATCTTCATCAATCGAATCAACGGATTCAAGCTCGTCCTCACTGATTGTTATGTCGGGAAAATGTTGCTTGACCCATGAAGTGTGTCGTACCGACCTGTCGGTAAGATGAACAAGACCTTCCCAGTTTTTTGCATATCTGTAGGGAATAATATTAAAGGGCGACCTAAGCTCAATTTCAATATCGCCACGCTTTTTCCATTCGGATTTACTGGGAATCCGTTTCTTGTTTTTCTTTTCCGTAGTGCGCGGGTAAATGTCAGTGCCGCCGCACATCGGGCATTTGTCATAACTGTCCTCGCCGATTTCCCCGCAGTACTGGCAAACCATAACCGTTAGCTGTTGTAAATCGTCAATCTCTTCCCATTCCGTCGGCACGGGGTATTCCTCGCCCAAATCCTTGTTCCATACCAGCTTGATGAACGCATTACCATACATCTGCAGCATAGTGTCTCTTTCAACACGCCGCGACTGGTCTTTGTCGATGCGATAGCGGTATTTCACAAGGTGGTCGGCGCCCTCGGCGCCGCGACGATTCTCAATCGACCTGTTGATAGAACTAACGCCGGGAATACTCGGTCGCTTGAGAAACTTCCCCCGCAAAACTTCACAGATTTCACGTATATGATTCGTTACAGGAAGGATGCTTTTGGAGCTTATATTGACAGGTTCGGGCATGTTGATGTTGGAAGAAGAACGGATGTAGCGAAGCCACTGCTGCCCGATATAAAAATAAAAACACTCCCACCACGTCGCCTCAAAAGACTCTTTGGCTGTTTCGTCCGCCTGTATTTCGGTAAGAATGTCCTTGTGAAGCCTTTTATCTTTTGCGGAATTAGTCTCTTTCGGCTCTTTCTTTTTCTTGGTTTTCACCACTTCCCGTCACCGCATCCCTGTCTAAAATTGCTTCAAGTATTTCTTTTTTATGCTCTCTGTCCAAGATTTCCTGACGCTTCACCCGGTGTATGCGCGTGTAAAACCCCCGCTCAAGACGGGGCTTGAATATGAACGTCTTCATTATTTCTTTTTCTTTGCCACTTTCTTAATCGGCTTATCCGGCTGTGCGATATATTCATCATGCGTGCCCACATACTCATACAACGCCTCAAACTCAATGCCCGACATTACAAACTCAAGACCGCTGGGATTGCTGACGATGTAATCCCCTTCCGTAAACGACGCGCCGCCCTCAAGAACGCCGCTGCCCTCCTTGACTTGCCGCGCCAGTACCGGCGCAACCTTTAGGTAATAACCCGGTATGCTTGTATCTCTGTCTGCCATAATTCTACTCCTGTTTTGAAATCATTATCCAAGTTCTTGGATGACCTACTATTTATTCTCATCCAATTTATGGTCTCCGCACCAATCTTTATGAAAAACTACCGGATACCCATTCATGGTAGGAGCATGTCTGCGGCATCTTCCCAATTCTGTTCCTACTTGCTTTTCTGCAAATTTCGGAACATACCACATACAGGTATGGCATTTCATACCTTCTGAACGATGCGCCCAGGGGTCTTTTAATTCTTCTGACATTTTAAATTCCTTTCATTTTTACGCTCTGTTTTGAAATCATAAACTGTGACCTCAAGATGAATTGATTTTACTCATTACTATAACGTCAACGTAAACGCCGTTGCGCTTTATATCCTTCTTCTCATAGTGCTTTTCAAAACCCAGCTTCTCAAGAGCCTTGATCATGTTGTCATCGGAAAACAAGCGAATACTCAGTTTCCGCACATCAAGCTCATTAAACACCCACGTAATAAAATATTCCAGAGCATCGTCATAATATTCACTCTGTGTCTCGTCAATAAGCGTTGCGAACATGGAGGCTTTCCGGCTCTTTTTCCGCCGTCCATACACGCCGAATATCCCCACAACCATCGGTTTCTGATATAAAGAAACCGCCCGAAGCGCCCCTTTGAAATACGGCAACCCCATACCCGTCGGAACACGCGGCTGTATGAAATTATCAATAGTCGGCGGACTGATAATATCGAACTCGTCAAGTACGGGTAGTAATCTGTCTGATTCTATTGCTTTGTAAACTAAAAGCCCTATATCCTTCTCGCTTGCCGCACGGTGAACAAATCTATTGCTATGCTTCTTTTCCATTATCATCTTCTTTCATGGTTAATGGTAGTCCCGACACCAGCGAAGACCCCGCCAGATCAGGCGGTATGGCATTAATAAAACGCCGCTTTTCCCCCGGTTTCATAGCCGTGTAATCAACCACATCTTCATCCGGCGACAAATCGGGTGGCTCCTCTTGCGGCTGCACACCCCCCGTGTTCGGCGACGGCACTTGGTTTTGCATATATTCCGTCAGACTCGAAGCCATCCACCGGTCGGTAAAATCACCATACATCGACCGCATAAAGATTTCATGCTGTTTCCGGTCTTCCTCTAAATTCTTCAAAAGCTCTCGAATAAGACCGTCCTGCCGGTCCAGAATCTCCGACACCGTCTCTCTGGTGCGCCCCATAAAATCCTGACGCTCCCCCGCCAGTTCGGTGCGCAATTTTTCATTATCGGCAAAAAACGCGTTGAGTTCCCGCTCCCGCTGAACGGCATTAACATATTTTTCCCACGCGAGATAACAGGTCAACACGACCAACAGTCCAAAAAATAATAATTCCATTACCACATTCCTTCCTCTATGAAAACGCAAGCATCCTGCACGACGGGGGCGCTGTCGTTCAATATTTTTTTTACATTAGCCCACGCCTGCTTACTGACGGGGTCAATGTTCGGTTCATTGTAAGAACGCCGCGCCATTGTACTCTCGACGCTCTCTCTGTTCGGCGCATAATTCATACAGAACGATATATCCGCCGCCGCATCCGCAAGGTCAATATGACGCTCCATTTCCTCAATATTCGTCAACTGATTTATAAGCGGCTTGAACTTTTCCGGGTCGCCGACATGCTTGATCCTGCCCGTCTGATACAAACCCTGAAGCCCCGCTATAATGCGCGGGAGCTTTGCACGGTCTGCGGTGTTTTTGGTGATTTTGTCAAAATTTGGCATCTTAATCTGTTGACCGCGCATCCTGTCAACCTCGTTTTCGCTTTTTAACAACGCTTCCTTTTTTACTTTGAGCGCCAGCTCAAGATACTGTTCAAGCTGGTTTATCAATGTGCCGCTCTCTGATGTAAAATATTGCGGCTTGTAGTTCCAATCATCCTCAAAAATCATTTCTGCCACTTCATCTTGCCGGAGAAATCCTTCAAAAACCTCCCACAAATACACCATCTTGTTACAGTCCACGCTCCAGACGGCGCGCCCGACCTTGCTGGCGTTCCGGTCACGACTGCCCGATGCAAGGTCATAACAAATGTAAAAATACATCAAATCACGCGGAAACGGTATATCCTTCTCTTGAATACTCACGACTGCCGGTAAAAACCATTCCGGCTTAAACGCCTGCGTCGTGGAAGAGGTTGTCTTATTATGATGCTGACAGAAATATTTATAAAAATTCTTCGGCGCTTTCTTCACTTTCCGCATAATGACTTCCGGCGTCATAACCCGTGAATAGGGAACGTATATATTGCCAAGCGCCTTTCTTGCATCGCCCGTCGCTTGATACTTTTGCAGTATTTCCACTATATCGTTATCGGTAATAGTCTCCTTCTCTCCCCGTTCATTTACCCGGTAAAACAACTCGCACGTCCGCACATCCCAGTCAAAAATCTCATGTATAAACAACTTCCCCGGAACATCCTCTTTGTGCCACCGCGTTCCCACCATAATACGTATTGGAAATTCCGAACGCACAAGCTCTTCGGTCGCCTCATACTGCCTGAATGTCTTTTCCCGCATGGAATGCGTAAGCATGTTTTTCAATCCCGTAAGGTCGTCATAAAGAACACGGGTATAATGAACGCTCTCCACCGCCTTATCAATACCCATAACCGTAACCGACGGCTCTTTAAGTGATAAATTCGGTCGCAGAAATTGAAGATTGTTCTCGTTGTTCAAAATGGCATTCTCTATCTTCAGGTGTGGCCACAACCTGCGAAGTTTGGCATTATGAGTACAATGATTGACAATAGGACTTTTTATTTTAATACCTTGAGCGTCGGTCGCACAGAATATCAAGTGCGACGTATTGATGTCCCGCGCCAGCATCCAGAGAGTCGAACCAATGGAAATTGTCGTCGTCTTTAAATGGTCGCGCGGCTCCAGATACATCTGCTGTATATGACTCGCGCCATATTCGGGACACGTCCCAAAGGGGCTGGTGCGCCGCTTGTGATACTTGCAGTAATTACGTCTGCTGCCGGTTTTTACACTGGTAATACTCTTGTCAAAGAACGAGCAGTTGTCACACCACTTAGGCGATTGAATCTTCTGGCAGATTTCCCAGTGGTACTCGGGATCAAGAACCGAATAACCGCCGAGAATGCGTTCGCAGAAATAATAAAGATTGCGTTCGCATATATCCTTCTCAATCCAATCCTTCTGTTTTGGATGAAGGTTTTGCAGGTCCAGCGCTGGATATTTCTTCTTCAGTGATTTCAGATAACCCTGCAACCAGGTCTGGGCACTCGTCATCCTCATATTGTTCGTCTTGTTCGCCGTCTCCAACGTCCTCTTGAGTAATTTTTATAACCGGTTGTTTAGTAACATCCCCATAATGTGCTTGAATCCGCTCTGCAGCTTTTAATCTAACATTAGCCGGTGTCTCTCCATCACAGGCAAGCACCTTAAAATACTGAATACGTTTCTGAGGGTCGTCAAAATCCTCCGGCTTAAATCCGTCAATAAAACTGGTTCTGGGGTCGGGCATCTCCTCGTCAACATTCTTGGTGGTCTTGTTCCGTTTGTTGACAATGCGCATCTCAAGTTTAAGCGCCTCAAGAACCAATAGAAAATCATTCATTGAAAAATGACGGTGATAAGTCTTGCCCGCAACATACCCTGAACCGCCAATTACTTCATGTATCCGCTGTTGCCCTGGAAGCCTTGCCCTGTCGGGAAACCGCTTCCTTAATAGCTTTTCAAGCCCGCGATAGGAAATATCCCGCCTCTGCATATATGTTCTGAGAACTTGCTTATACTTTGTGAAAAATGGTTCATCCGGCATAATTACTTCTTCTTCTTTTTCTTGACCTTAATCTCTCCCGCATGTGAACCTCGGTCGTCAAAACAGATATGAATATACTTGCCTCCCGGCAATTTCTTGGTGCGGATATAACCGCCCCGCTTCACGCAATCCTCAAAATCTTTCGGCATAGGTCGTCATCCCGAAACTTCGGGACGGGCGATTAACCCGCCCCGATTTTCGCATTATTTCTTCTTGAATACCCGTGCCCGCGTGTTGTTGTCAAACACGAGTTCAGCCGCAACCGCGCCGCCGCGAATCAGATTCAGCATTACCTTGACCGAGTCGCCAGCCGCAATGGCTGTCAAACTGAAATCTCCGCCTGCGGCAGGAACCAGAAGATTGCCGCGCCGCACCGTAGTCGTTGCCGTTGAATCAGCGGGCGTCGCGCCATCAACCACACCCATCGTAAGCGGTCCATACAACTGCACCAATCCGTAAGAGCTGTCGGCTATCGCCTCCATGGCGGTTCCGATAGTATAACTGGTCGCAACTCCGCCCTGAATAGCAAATAACGGCGCCGCCAATATGGTCATTTTTTGACAAGTATTTAACTGTGCGTCCACCGAATCAATGTTTTTCCAGAGATACTGCGAAACATCCATTGAGTCGTTGGCAATCGGCACAACCGTATCGATAACGGAAGATGTCGCCGTGCCTCCGCCCCTCGGAAACACATCGCCATATATATATACCGTATCCGTCGCAACAGCCGCGCCGCCGTGATAAATACCGATTTGGCAGGGAAGATTCAGATACGTCCCCCCAACACCCAGCGAATCAATATCAACAGCCAGATTAGCGCCCTTAATGACCTGATGATAAAATACCGAAGAGTCGCCGCTGTAAATCTGAATAAACCGGCTGTCAAGCGCCACGTTATCCCCGATGCCTATTGCCGCACCGCTGATATTGTACATCTGAAGCGCGCCCACAACAGCAGAATCTATATGCGACGTCCCCACAAGCTCAACTTTCTGCGCCTGCGCATCTCCAACAAAAACACACAGGGAGATGATTGCGATTAACGCTACCAAAAATCTGCACTTATTCATTCTCGTCACCTCCCTTTATAAAACGATTATAATAACTTCGTCTTCGTCGTTAAGGCTTGAATTGAACTGTATGTAAGAGCCTGCCTTAGTTGGCTCTGACCTTGTTGCGGTACTGGCATCTTCTCCCTCGTCAAACGACGTGTTGTAGTCTCCCGCACCGGCTGTAGCGCTGTAGAACTGAATGTTGCCATTCAGAAATACAAGCAACTGAGTGTGCCCGGCATACGGGGGATATAGCCCGATGTCGGTGAATACGAACCTGTTATTCGTATACCCGCCCTGGTTCGAGGAAGCGTCAGAACCATGTAAACAAGCATTACCCGCAATATGCGTCAGCTTGTCGCCAAGCTGTGCATCGCGGGACGCGTTGTCCGTCTGCCCGTACAGCGTGCGATTCAGACCCTTTGCCGTCTGATAGTTGACATGATACCTGTTCTCTACACTTTCGATACTCATAAAAAAAGCACCTCCCAATCACCCGCGGACGCATCATAAGCGCCGATGGTCTGCGCTTCGTCGCGCCTCGTACCTCACGAGCAATCTGGCGGTGTGCAGCCTCACCACCCATCACCAGCTAATAACCTGTAATGCAGACGCCGCCGCACCATCCACACACGTCCCCGTTACGCAGTTACAGGTCTTTTATTGTTTTTTCCTTCCTGTAAAACATCAAAAATATAATTACATTCTTGACAACGATGTTTGTCAGCAGTAATCTTACCATGCTCCCTGATTATATATGCCCGTTTAATCTTACGAGAGCCACACGCCGGACATTTCATTATCATCCTCTTTTTCAATGGCGATTTTCATGCTTTTCCCGCATTACCGCTTCACAATAATTTTCTGACCATTTTTCAAGTATAAATCAAAGTTATCAAGTAAAACCTGCGCCACACCTTGCCCTAATCGTTCGTTCATCTCTTCATCTAACTCGTTTCCATTGTAAACAAAATCAACAACATGTAATAATTCGTGTACAAACACTTCAAACACCCGTGAATCAACCACTGTATTACCACAGGGATCGCTGTTTCTAATCCTAATCTGTGCAACATCATGATCCGCTTGACCACATAAGTCCGACCGCTCTTTAAACTGGTAAGGAAACAAAACCCTGTAAATATGTCCACCACACTTAATCTTCTTTGGTAATATCACTTCCACTCCATATAAACATACATTCACTGTTCCTCTTTAAGCACAAAAAAACCCCGCGCTTTGGCTTTACACCACAACCCGTCCTCACATCCCCGCCCGCGGGGCTATTAATAAATTATACTGTCAACAACCTCTTTATAAATCAACATAATTATACGGACATTTTCCCCCTACCCTCTACAGCCAGATTGCAAAATTCCGCCCATTGCCTTGATCCTTCACTTAAATTAAGCGACCTGGCATGATTTTCGATTGCATCCCTGTTTTTCGGCGGGGAAATTCTCCCTTTTTCAAGTTCGCTAATATAAACAGGGTCATAATTGAATTTTCTGCAATATGCCCTTAATGTATATCTGTTTTTAATGCGCAACTCTCTAAATAAATCGCCAAATCCCCTTAATGTTTTCATGTTATACCCAAACATCACCTATTATATTTGAAGCCCAGCGGGATTAACCCTATCGAGCCGGTAAACGGCACTGGGCTATATTCCCTATTAGTTAATAAAACGTAATCACAAACACGCCTGCCGCGTGCCCTGTCCCATATCGCACGGTCGCCGCACCCGGATCAAGATACCTGATCTCACGAAGCCCCCGCGCGCTAATTAACTCAAGTGATTTAACACCGACAAGCCTCATATTGTTTAAATACACAACCACCGGATAATTCCGGCGAACCCCCCGCGTCGCCCGAAACATCAGCGACGGTCTCAGCCGCCATATAAGGTCATACGCCGTGCTCGCATCGCTGCACGCCAGAATCTCCGCTTCTATAATAACCGTATCGCTGTAATGAGCGCGATCCGCACGCTGAGAAGCGGCACACCCACACAAAAACACAAACAGGACGACGCATAGCCGGGCATACATGGCACATCGTTTTCTCCTTCAGCACAAAAAAAACCGCCGTCAACTCCGTCTATGCGGAATGAATAGCGGTTATTAAAAAATTCCCCCCGGATACTGAGTCGGCAAAATTGGTTCCGGACAAATTCAGCCAACCCGTTTTAGGAATCCAATGATAAAGGTTTCCACTTGCTTTCCGGCTTCCCGGAGCGCCACAGTGGACTCGTGTATATATTAATTCCCGAACCGAGGGGATAATCATTCGTTGTCACCCGAACCGAGGGGAGACCTTCAACGGGGGTAAAATGGAGGAATATATAGCCGGAACCTAATTTGCCACTATAGTTAATACAACTGAAAACAAAAAATGTTCCATAATTTCTGAAAAAATATAAAAATATTTTCATTCCGTGCTTAATTTTATTCAAAATAATTCCTCAACCACCTGAATTTTTATCAACGGCAATGCGCCATAATACTTTGCCATTGACTTTGGCGAAATAATTCGTTGACTTTTTTTTCTTTCCGAGAAAATCAGTTGAGCTTCTCGCCACGGGGTTTCTGAACGAATTAAATCACCCAAAAATTGTGATGATTTTTCACCATAGAAATCTAAAACGCTGTTAATCGTCTCGATTTGTTCTTGAGTAAGGTTTTCTGGATTGCCGCGTTTTATTTTCCTTATATGAAACTTCCCCCTGTGATATTGATATAGCTTTTCGATTATGGGGCTATTATCCCCTGCATGGATGTCTTCATCAAACAAAGAGACCCCGTCCCAAACCAGCGACCATGCTTGACAATAATACAACAATTTATGAAGCCTCCAAACAGGCATTAACTTGCCCTTGTTTCTTCTTAAAATATATTCAGCTACATCAAAAACGTTTACCATTATTCCTTAACCACCCGATTTTTCGGTTTCTCCCTGACACAAATAACACCTACACGGCTTAAATACCCACGCTGGACATAATCCGTGATAGCGTTCTATCTCTTTCGTTTTCAGTTTACTTTTTTGAACATCCCTTCCAAATGGGGTAATAGATTTAGCCTTGATCTCGTATCCAAAGTCCTTCTCAAAAGATTTCCAGCTTTCCCATGTAATTATTTTGTTAAACTCTTCAAGTTCATCGTTTAGTATGTTGCAAAATGCAAAATGAGTACGGCGGCGCTCATCGCCTCCCTTGGTTACATATATCCGCCCCCACAAATCAATAAATCGTATCATGGTTTCAACCCTCTATAAATCGTTTCCAGTTCTTTGTCATTCATTTCTCTGGATTTTCCATTTTTATAAACATACCATTTACCTTCGCTATAATACCAAAATTCATCTTCTGGCACATGGCTATCGGGAATAATTGGAACGCCCTTATATGTTAAACCCACAAAAATTTTTCCGCTTGATTTTTCTTTTTGTTTTTCCATATAATCCCCTTTTAGCGTTCTCTCATTCATAAATACCCCAGTTCCCGTAGCCGCTTCTCTACCACAGCGTCCGATTCGCCCGAAACCGCCGCTTCCGTGTCCCGCGCCACCGCTTTTCGGCTCTTTCTGACCTCTTTTTGCCCCCTTAACGGCGATTTTTCCCTAAAAAGCCCGGATAACACCTCGCCATCGACGTCATCGGGTATCGGAACGCCCAGCATGTGCAATATGGTCGGCGCAATATCGCAAATATCAACCGTACCGCCCGTTTTCTTCTCAATATCATGCCCGTACCCGACAAATATCGTGTTCCGCTTATGCGCGGCGCTGGTCTCTTTCCGTTCATAAAACAGCTTTCCCCCTGGCGCCGCCTCGCCCTGATTGCTGATATAGTACGACCCGCCCTCGAACTCAATAAACATATCGGGCAACAGCCTTGCTTGCATCGTATCAACAAGCCAATTGTGTTTTGTATCCCAAACAATACACTCGCCAGTATCGGGATCGCGCAAAGAATGCAAACTCTTTAATATTTTGCCATACAAACCCAAAGTTCCCTTTTTTGTCCAATACATCCCTTGCGGGTCCCGTCCTTTTAAATTAAAATATATGGAATCCTTCCCGAAGCTATACGCCCTCGTTCTCTCCCAGTCAACATCAGCGCTGGTGCGTTCCCATTTTGGCAGCGCGCCAAATACCCGATCCCGCACCCCCTTAGCCAATCCAATACCCCTGAACGGCAGATACGCCCGCCGCAACCAGTCATACAGTCTCGTATACTGAAAATGATACATATTGAACCGCTTGCGCCCCTTGTTTTTCAGCGCCATATACCCATTGTCAAATAGCCACTTGTTCAAGTCAACGAAATACCGAAGCTGTCCCATACCGTGATCCGACACCACAAACAGGTTCCCGTCCGCAGGCAACCGGTCAAGGCAGTATCCCAGAAAGTCGTCGACCATCTTGAAATACTCATAAACAACCTCGCGGCACTCTCCCTTATCCTCATAATCCTTATGTTTTTCGTCAATATACTTCCAGAACCGGTGTAGAATCGGGTCGCTGAAATAAAAAGCGAACATAAATAAATCCCACACATCGGCCATTAACTGTTTCGCTATCTCTATACGTTTCATATCCGCCCGAATCATTTTCCGGGCGTGCTTAATAGGGTTGTTGGCAAGAGACGCATAATCGTCCGCGACATATCCTTGCTCAAGCAGCCACCGGTTAAGACCCGCCGGATAGGCTATCCTATGTGGATCGGGGTTCATAATAGAGCCGCCGACCATCGCGCCGTTAAATCCCTTTGTTGGCGGCTCTGTGGTGGGAACGTTCACAAAAATCGACCGCTTTCCGGCATCCGATAGTATCCGCCATAGAGGATTATGCTTTTCCCAGTCAATCCTCACCAGTTCGTTCTCATACGACTCCTTTTTCCGGTGATAAAACCCGAACACATTCAGCCGCTTCGGCGTTTTCCCTGTCAGCATCGACAACCACGCCGGAACCGTCCAATAAGGAACTGTGCTTCGCATCGTCAAAAACGCACCGCTATCATACAGCCGCTTGAAATTCGGTAACCAACCGCCGCCATCGAGCATCCACTTCATTAGCATTTCTTCCGGGCATCCATCAATCCCCAAAACCATAACCCTACCCATTGCTTATCCCCAAAAATTTATCCAACGGCAGTTGTCTTAAAATATTTTTCGCGTTGCCCTGTGCTATTTTTATTATACCCCTGTCAAGTAGAATGATTTTCCGCTCACTATCATCCATCCAGCCCCAGTTGTTTTCATTACTAAACCGCCCCAAATTCGGCTCCCATGCAATCCGTTTCTTAATACCAGCCCTTTGATATGCCCTTAACATTTGCCGGTTGCGTTCATCTATCTCCTTTTCGACTACAACCTCCCCCTTACCAAAATCACGATAGCTATGCTCATAATCCCAATATTGAGGACATTCCAACAAAAGAGACCGAACAACGTTCTCCATCATAGACATATTCATATCGTTCACAATAATCCCTGGAAAACCATAATATGAACGATGATAAAAATTATAGTGCGGACTATAAAAAGAACACGCAAGAAAAGATTTACCCCATTTGGACAATCCATATTCGCCCGCTTTTTCCCCTAACCCAAAAATCTTACTCAACCCACCAAACGTAGCAACCGGCATTAATGCCCCGACGCCTAATACGTTTAAAGCCTTTCGCCTGTTCATTTTAATTCCTTTTTATAATTTTTATTCGCCACCACGATTCCTCCTGATGTATTCTTCAGAAGACAATCCCCCTGTCAAATCTGGGGCACAACCAATAAATTTTTCCCTATCGCCCTCTTGATATTTCGGCAAAACTTCAAACTTCTCAGCCCAAATCTGAATAATCGAATGGTCTGTACGATCCGCTATTATTCTACCAAAAACAGCCACCGTTGAATCTCGCTCTTCCAATAACCGCACTATTTCCCCGTATGATTTCTTCGGATAATAACAAACAATCAGTTTGTCGGTTAATACATCGCGTATCTTAATATATGGATTAAATGCTTTTTTAAAAATGGAATGTATCTTCCCGCGCATGCCCCCATAATAAACAACATAATGCTTTTTATGCGCCTCAGCCCCTTGTAGCTGATTAAGTTTATCTATCCCCAAAAATTCCTCTGCGTCGCCTACCGCCCAGCCATCCTCTTCCAACCTTTTCTTCTTATGCGCTTCCATTTATTACCCTCAATATAGTGTATATATTGTTGATCCTCTAAAATCTCATCACACAGAGCTTCACCCGCACGCTGCAAGTCTGACTGTTTAACAACAGCGCCTTTTATTCCCTGCCATTCTTCACAAGGAATCCTACCCGTTTCCATTTTTGCTCCTTGCCTCTAAATTAGATACCAATATACTTCTCCAAGACGTAAAATCTTCAGGAGACACCATGCGACAAATAAACGGCTTTTCAATTTCAAGTTGCTCCTCATAAACACTCTTAGGAACCTTAACACCCCTAATAACATCACTTGTTTTAGATACACTCTTAAACACCCCTAATAACATCACTTGCTCCAGATACAACCCTATAACCATCATTCAACAAACGTTGCCGAGATTTATAGATTTTATCAGGGAGGTCTATCCCCGTGAGCATACACCGCTGGTCTGGTTGTTCAACAGCAACGTCCCTTATTTCCCCGGCGAGTATGCACCCCCTGGGTGAAATTATATCAACACCAGGTGGAACACCAGGCAATCTGCCGTGAACCGGATGTAAATGTACACCCCAGCACATCTGCAGCACTTGACCCGATTCAACATCGCCACTGATCCTTTTGTTGCCAAATTTAAATATGTTTTTTAAAAACGCCATCGGCGCCAACGCCCCCACGCCCAAAACTTTTAATACGTTCCGCCTGTTCATTTCTACTCCCTTTATCAACCTCGTCGACCTTAATATAAAACCCAATCACTGTTTTCAAAGCTATTTCTCAACTTTTTTTCGCGCCCCCTCCATGCCCCTTAAAAAATTCATTATCAATAAAAAAGGAACTTTCTCCGCCCTTTAATCGTGTATATAGTGGAGGAGTCGAACCCGCCTCACAGGGCGCTAACCCCTGTGTCCTTTCCTAAAGGCTCCCCCGATTTTATTAAATCTGACCCCCGTCACCTGTTGTCACCACGAAACCGTGACGGGGTTATTTCTTGCCCGTATCCCCGCTTTCTCGGTATCAAAATAATGTGCACGCCCACCACACTCCCCAGTCCCCCTATCTCCCGTAGCCTCTCCCCCTTACTTTAATCCATATCACCACCCATCCGCGCATATCCTAACTCCTTGTATTTCCTTAGTGTTAGAAATTTTTTTCAAAATTTTTTGCGCACACAAGGACGTTGCTATACAACATGGGATACGCCCGCACGTGAGCGGTGGCGGCGTCATTGAGTCGCGCGCACACACCCGCGATACAATCCATCAACGCCGGTACAGCGCCCACGCCGCCGCAAATTACCTCAAAAGTTAGTACCCGTGTTGATACCGCGCTCCCGCCAGTGCGCTGTAACACGCTGATATTACGGCACATACAAGCAATGGGTCAACGGACTGCCAGTCCATTGACGTGCCGGGATCGTGCTTAACAGCCGGGAATTGCCCCGATTGTTATTTGTGCTCAGTTTTTACTGGGCGACCGCCCGGAATAAAATCGGCATCCCCCACGTGCTCGTAGAATAATACGAATTGTGCTTAAAAGAATGGTCGAAAGTAGTCAGTAAGGTAGTCAGATAGCGCTGCTAAGCGCAAAGGTGCTTGCGGTTGGTCTAAGCCTCCTGACACAAGGAGCGGCACTGACCGGGCGCAACGATGGATCGCGACAGTGAAGTAGTAAGGTTGTGTAATGAGTGGCGTGGTAAAGGTTTGTAATAGAGTGGTTGTAGTAAAAACAGAAATATGGCAGTAAAGTGGATTTATGACAGAAAATAATACTACACTATAACTACTACAGATTATTAATACTACTACACTATAACTACTACTACTATACTACACTATTACTACTACTACAGTATTATTTTCTTTGTAGTATTGTTAGATTATTCTTTTTTACCTTCTTTTTTACCTTCTTTTTCTTATTTTTAGGAATCCTGTAAGGCATTTACTGGCAATAAGTTACGGGCGAAAATAGCCTTCTTTTTTACCTTCTTTTTTGCCTTCTTTTCACCTTCTTTTTCTCATTTTTGGGAATCCTGTAACGTATGTACCAACAAGGGGTTACAGGGAAAAATAGCCTTCTTTTCTAAGTTACTTTTTATTTTTAGCCCTGCGCGGCTTTTGCGGGGTAATGCCCTTAGAAACTTTTTTTACCGTTGTATCCGCCAGCAATTACAACAAGTTACGGCGCGCGCAGGGGAATACTCGAAAAAAAGTACTTGACAAATGGAACTATATATGTTATATTGCGTACAACAAAGTAAAACAGAAGTAAAACAGGTGCAACATGCGAACCCTTAAGGGAATAAGAATTGAAGATAGCCTGATTAAAGATATTAACAGGCAGGCATTAATGAATAATCGCAGTTTCAATAATCAAGTTGAAACAATGCTAAAAGAATATATTAAGCAGTTAAAAGCTGAAGGTAAATTCAAATAGCTCTTTTTTTAAACTTTGAGTTAACAGTTGTAAAACAATAAACAACATAATCGGAGGTGTGAAATGAGAACGTATCAAGAAAATGTGCAAGACAATGTGCGACGGTTGGCTCGTACGGGTAATTATCCAACGTATGTTGTACCGGCTGAGCCGGAGGGGCTCGGTCTCGGATCGATCACTATAGATAGCTGCGGGTGTTGTCACAATCCGTTGTCTCGCAATGAGACAAAATCGGCGGAGGTAAACAACATAGCCTTGTGCGATGATTGCAAGGCTGAGATCGCGGTCGAGAAATTGCGGTCTCATGGAGGTGTGAAATGAATGCAAAAGAATATATAGTTGAGGTTGTGCTTGCTTGTGCCGCCTGTGAAAGTGGCAGTGCAACACATAACGTGATGCACTTGCCGCACACTGAGTTGTTTATGTTTACACGTCCCGTAGCCGCGAGGGCTTTTGCGCGGGACGTGAACGAGGGGCTTGTGCCCGAGTATACGAGCGCGCGCCCTTTATTTTCGTAGCCGAAACCGCCCCTACGGGCGGTCTGCCGGACATACCGGCACTGACGAGGCTTGAAACAACTGCGGAGGTCTGCTATGAAAAAAAGTTACATCGTCAAGGCAGTATTACGAACTAAGTCTATTGATGAAGTAGACGAGTTCGTAAAAACGAATTATCGGAAGTACAAGGCAACCTGCACAATGAAAATTGTAAGAGATGGCGTGGAAAGCAGAAGCCATCTTGTGATCCCCGATCTTTCGTGAAGTAATTACCCGATACTGCTAAAAGCCGCAATAAGAGCTTTTGTTATTGCAGTATCCGGCACTACACAAAAAGATATAACAGCGGAGGTGTGAAATGGAAGAATCAACACAATTATTTAAGGCTGGCTTTCAGTCTTCAACGGGTTTAACGCCTGAATTTAATGCTTTTTACAAGCTATTCAAACAAGAATTTACCGCACTCGTAAAACCGTACGTGAAAAACATTACATACCATCGGGGACATTTCGAGCTTTACGGCTTTCTCACTACAAACAGCGGAAAAATATATTATTTCAAGGTCGGCGATGTCCGCTGGTGGAATTATTTTCTAATCCGTACGGCAAAAAATTATCAAGACTATACCGGCGGAGTCAATAACGACTTTCCGCTTGAGACAATCAGTGATAATATTTTTAGATTCGTGAAATAACAGCTTCACATATAACTCAAATCGGCGCGGGCGCACAACGCCCCGCCGTAATAATGGAGGTGTGAAATGAAAATAACAATCTATGATAACGGCGGGGCAACCCTCGACCGGTATACTGTGATAATCGGCACGGGTGTATACAGTATGTCGATAAACGCACTGTCGCCGCAGGGCGTCAATCAGTATTGCTGCGAAACAGCAGACCTGCGGGAGCCTATGGTAAAAGAGCGCAAAGTCAACCCTATCGATTTACCGTCAGAAGTGCGGGCGGCGATCGGGTTCCGGATAGTACAACATTAACAGTCCCGCCCTGCTAAAAACGGAGGTGCAAGATGAACGAGTTAAAATTAAAAGAATTAGTGTGCCCGGAATGCGGCACGCCGCCAGACGAATGGGAAACAGCGTTCTCGGACGCTCAAGGCATTGACCGGCACGTTGAGTGCCCAAAGTGCGGGAAACACTACGTGGCGGTTTATCTGCTGTCCTATATTGAAGATGCTGAAGAAATATACGGCACAGAAACCGCTTGACAAAGCCGCCAGAAATCTGTTAATTACTGTAAAAAACGGAGGTGCGACATGGAACAAGAAATGTATTGTTATTACGCAGGGGCTGAAGAAGAAGGCCCCAAATTAATCGGTTTGTCAGCCATCGAGGAGGCTGTCCGGGAAAAACGGGCAGTGTTGCGATGGCATCATGGCAACTGGGAAAACGTGGCGTCGTTAGTTATATGCCGCGACGCAACAGAAGCGGCATATGAGGCAGCCATCGATACGCGCGGAAAATGCCACTCAATGTCTGACGAGATATGGTCGGAGCGGGCAACTAAAAACCGCGATGCCATCCGCGCGGCAAAGGGGTTGCTCAGGCTTTCATAACAATCGGCGCGGGCGCACAACGCAAAGGGGGAACCGGCAATCAACACGGCTCCCCCTTTTTCTCGCTCCAACGCAAAGACCTATTGCCGGTCGCTCGCAATAATCAATTTATTATCATCAAAAAGAGCGCTGTTATCATCAAGGCAGAAGCGGGGCGCTCCATCTGCTGCTTTTTTTACTCCCTCTGCAAGTAAATTAATGGCTATAACCTTTTTATATTGCCCTGCCCCATAATCCGCTTCCTTTAACATCCCCATCAATACGTCCTGCGCCGTAGTAGGATCACCCGCAACCACATAAAAAGTACCCCGTATATCACTAAACCTTCCAGAACTTGTTGTCAACTGATAAAGATTAATATTGTTTTCCATATACCCTCCCTTTATTATAAGCCTCATCGCCGCGGGCGGTCAACGCCCCGCGTATCGCAATCAGCGACCGGTAGCTCCTTCTGGTCCCCGAAATCATTATACGGCGTTAAAATCCCCCGCTCGTCAGCCTCAAGCTCAGGCGCCTTATCAAGCCACAAGTTAGATTCCCGGTTTACGCCTTCGCGCGGGTGAAACATCCATATTTTCTGACTCGGCAGAGAAGTTACGTTCATGCGGTTAATACTCAACTGCGACCCGCCCGGAACGCAGCCGTTAATGAATATTGCGCCGCCGCTCAAATTCGCCGCCTCGTGAAAATGGCCAATCAGATAATAATCAATCAACACCTTTGTTAAATTTGCCAGCCGCCGGTACACCCTGTCTATGCCGTAATAGGGAATACCTACAAACGAACGCGCATCCTGCCCGTGCCCCAGACAAAACAGCTTCTTGCCGCGCTGAACCACCATCTTTGGACTGTTGGAAATATAAAATTCAATCCCCTCAATATTCCTGAGAAGCATCTGTAAAGACCGCCCGATTAAAAAGTCCGGCAACCATGTCCAGTGCGCCTGATCCTTCTTGCTGTTCCACCGGTGATTGCCCGGAACCCAATATACTGATATATGCGTAAAATGAGTGCGAAGCTCCCGCAGCCGCGAACCCAAATCCTCAATTGCGAAAAAAATCTGCTCGATCTCGTTCATGTCCAGTTCCCAGGGCTGCTTCGGGTAAAAATTCCCCGCAGCAATATCGCCAACCACAAACAACACAAGCTCGTTCAGCCCGTGATACAACCTGTCCTGCTCTTGAAATTTGACAATCTTTTCCTGCCACTTATTCATACGCCGCAAACATATTTCCTTGTTGTATGCGCCGATCCCCATCGTCTCTTTCGTAAGAACCTCTTCGCCGTAGTGAATGTCCGAAAGCATTCCGTGAAACTCCTGCTCCTGCCGCGCATCAACCCGCAAGGGTAACTGCTTCCCTTTGAGCGGGTAAAACTTCATCCGGTCAACACGAGCCAAACAAGCCCGAACAACGTTCTTTGCGTCCGCTTCCCGGTTCTGTAGCCGCTTGCTAAGCCGCGCGTTCTCACTCAACAACCGTTGATAATCATCCGGCTCACGCTCCTTATAAACGACATCAGTCGACCCGCCGGACTCGCCGTTAGCGAACCGCTCCCGCCGCAACCTGCATCTGACCGATTCAGCCGTTATCCGCTCCTCTCCGCCGAAAAACTCCGCGTTCAGAATACGCGCCATGTCAGTATACTCAATCTCCCCCCGCCGTCGGCGACCCTCAAGCTCCCGCGCCCGCGGCATACAATCCCGCCATCGTATATATTCCTTACCCATATTCCCTCGCTTGTAAAATTTAACATACCGTATCTTTACGCTCCGCCCTTACAAGCGGACACCAACCCTTGTGATATTTTTCCCAATGTCCGCAACCATGACACAAAGTAATGTGCCGCCTATACGCCCTGACCGCCTGACGCAACTGATAAACCGTCGTTTTAATGCCAGCGCACGGAAAGGCTGTTTGTTCCCACAACAAGTAATCGATTTCCGCGTTTGATAAACGAGGTTCTAAAGTTCTTGCAAACTGTTCCCAGGTCATATTCCCTCGCCGATTAGTTTATATAATATTCCGTAACCACGACTTCTTAGGTTCATATTTTTCACACTTACCGTCGGTATTAATGTTTCGAGCATAATGATACCCGTTGTGTGTTGAATAACTGTTGCCCAAATCATTGACTCCGAAACATTTTACCCGACCGTCTATAGGATCAACTCTCTTTTCAAGCGGCGACGCCTTACAAAACTGGTCGTACCAAACCTCGCTTCGTTGGTAAAAATGTTTACACCGTGTGCAAATAGTCATCTCTGGTTTTGAGCGTTCGGTTTCGTCTTTCTTTTTCGTTATCAGATTCATATCTTCCTCTTTTTTGTTGGTTTTATTGATTCGCTTATTTCCATTGCCTCGCATAAACAATATTTTTTTTGAGACAACCACATCCTCTTCTCATTAATAATGAGTTCCAGTATCTTTGCGCACGACACATCACTTTCTACCTTATACCGCTTGGTTTCCGGCTCCTCATCCACACTACCAATTTTTGTTTGTGTTACAACAACGACAGGCGCTGTGTATTGATCAAGATCGGATTTAAAATACATGTGCATTTCTTCAAGCACATCCAGCTCCTCCGTCATCTCGTCGATTTCCTTAATAATGTCGCCGATTTTGTCAGCCATTATTGCCTCCTAAAATCCTTGTGTTTAATAAGGTGATTATTTGGCACAAACCAAAATGCCAAGCCCCAGCGTTACCCATAGCGCCACTGCCGTCCAAATCACCAACGATATAACAATGATGATTTTTGTGATTATTTTCATTTCGCATATCCCCTACTCAATAATTAAATAGTTTTCTCCATAGTTTTCTCCCCAGTTTATTCCCTAATTTTCTCCCTAATTAACGGATGCGCCATGTTATAAATCCCATTCCAGCGCCGAGCAATAATCCCACGCAAAAATAAAGCGGGTTAAGAATACAACACAATATCCCTCCCACAAGAAGGGCTACCAGTGATATAATAACAAAAATCTTTTTTATTGTTTTCATCTCACATATCCCCTTTGAAAAAGCCACTGCGCATAAAGGATTGCCGTCTCCGGTTCTCCCTGTGCCATGTAAATTTGGTACGCCTGATACATGCACTGCGCCGCAGCGTTGTCTAATCCTATCACCCGGAGCGGCACAAAATACTGGTCAAGAATACACACCTCGCGGATGCGCTCGCTGTATTCCAAGAACGCCGCCGTGTCCCGCTGCATGAACGCCATCTTCGCCAGCGCCACAAACGGCGGACTGTAAGCATAAAATCGCTTGTACGATTCCCGGAAAAGATACGCCGCCGTTGAATCCTCTTGTATCTCCAGATATTGCATTCCCACGTTAAACCATGCACGCGGATGATCCGGGTGCTTCGCGAGGTCTTGCTTGTGTAACTCTAACGCCCTGTCGCCCGGAACTTTGCCGTCTATCACTACCGCCGCGTAATTCTCCGCAGACCGACCCGGAGCCGTGAAATAATTCGCCGGGTCGGTCAACACAATATCGGTAAACCGGTCAGCGGATGACTCCGAAGCGTTTACCCAAATATATGAAAAAGTATTTATGCCGCTAATCAAGAGGAACACAGTGAGAACATACTGAATGGTTGTATATGGAATATCACGAAAGTTTGTACTCCCTGTCATGAGTACAAACATTGCAACCGGCAGACCCGCGAACGACATCAAGTCCCAGTCGCACGCACCCAGATTGAAATTGGCAAGCATGACGAACAACAAGGCGAACGCCGCCGCTACGCCCATGAACTTCACGCGGAAATCAATCCGCCCGCGATTCAACGCGATTAAATACATCGCCGGTAGCAACAACGGAAACAGCGGCGTCGCAAGGAACATCCCGTTGGCGAACTCGCTTACATGTGCCCACGAAAAAACCGCATACGGCGCAGTAGAAGCCGCTATAAGCGATAAAGACAGCCTGGGGGTAGTTAGGTACACATAGCCCCCTAAGAGCGTTATACAGGCTAATACCGGATACTTTAGCCCCTGCGCCGCTTCCGTGTCCTCATATCCTTTGTAAATCAGGTACGCCAGAGACGGCAGAAATATAATACACAGCTTGTGCATGAGCGCCATCACAACGAAAGCGCCGACCGGAAACAAAACATGCGCCTCCCCGTTGAAAAACCGCAGGCACAGATAAAAATACAGCGCCATTGCCGCCATTGCGAACCCATATCCCTCAATATAGCCGAAAAATATCTGTATGCCGCCGCACGTTACCAGCCCGGCAAATATGGCGACCCTGAAAAACCCTTCCCTCACAGCCAGTCCTGGAAGCCCCTGTTGCGCAATGCCGTAACAGATAAACACATACGCCACGCCCAAAGCCGCATGCGTCAACGCAAGAGCCGTTTCGCCGGAAATCGCAGGATGTACCCACGACATCAGCAGATACGCCAGATGATACAGCCCGAACCCGTATGATAAGTCGCTCCCGATAACAGTGTCCTTGACCCGCGCCACATTATCGCCCAGCAATGGATATTTTACCCGCAACGCCCAGAACATCACAAACAGCGCCGCCCCCGCTATGGTATATTTAATCAGTTTCATTATCCCGTTTCTCCTTAGAGCCTTCTTTTCCGATATGGATATATTCAGGTAGGTTTGGAAATTTCTTTTTGCGATGTCCTTTTATTACATCTTTTAATGCGTATAAAAACACCCTAATATGAACGCTTTCGTATTCTTCTTTAGGATTAAGTTTAAAAACACGCTTTGTCATCGCGTTCTCGAAACAGAGATTCCGTGCAATCCGAATACCCGATTCCCCCTCAGCCCGATTATTTTGCTCTTGTACAGAATAGCCGACATAATAATCATTATTCCACAACCATACACACGCAATCACAAAAGGAACAGTGTCTTGATCAAAGTACCCCTCAACAATCCATTCTCTCACCTCAGTTCCATTCATTTTGACAATGTATGGACTCATATTTTCCAAAAACTGCTTAATGAAAGAAATGTTAGTATCAGTCGGAACCTGTATCGGCAAATGCTCTAAAACCCACCTACCATCAACTCGCCGCTGCTCCGTTATTATGAATTCCATTGTTTTCTCCTTTGGTTTATTTTTTGTTTGTTTTCCCACGTCTTAACCTCAAACGCCACAGGGTTTT